CTAAGTAGTTGCTTTCGCTTCGCTATTTCCGATCAACCCCTCACCATCATTGGGGTGAGGGGATAGGCTGTTCGCCTTTAGTTTCTCTGCGGCAGCCTGGGCAAGCTTCCTCTTATCTGCATTTTTCGTGTAGAGCGCAGCCATAGCATCCGAACTCCAGCCAAATAGGGCCTTCAATTCGGCATTGCTTCCCCCGGCCTCCGCAAGCCTTTGCGCAACCTGTTTTCTAATGCCGTGGGCTCGGCCGCTTACTCCTGCATCCGCGCATGCTTTCCCGAACCAATTCCCGAAAGACGCTTCGCTCTTAAATGGTCGACCGTGTTTAGGCGTTACGAGATACGCGAGGTGGCCGGTTTGGGCCTTGTCAAAAGATGCTGCAAGAATCGGGTCGACCGGTATGAACAGTTCCTCTCCGTTCTTTTGAGCACGGATCTCGATTACCCCGTTTTTGATGTGCTGCGGGCCGACCCTATAGGCATCGCTTCGCCGGAGACCGGTGAATAGCATGATCTCTAGCGCTAGACGTTCTTGCGTCCCGGCGCCGTGCTTTTTGTAGAATGCGATGACGTCTTCTTCCGTCCAGGGCTTGAAGCCGCCGGATTTCACCTTTGGGCGCTTAACGTCAAGCACTGGATTGGCCTTTGCGTAGCCAGCATCCACAGCCCATTCGAAGAGATAGCCCATGACTTTCATGAAGTTGATGGCCGCGTGGGGTGTTTCTGCACGCCTGTCCCGGCCGGCGGCGATCGTCGTTCGATTGATCTGAGAGACGAGGAGCCTTCCGCCGGTCTCACATACCTTTTTCAGGATGTTGCGACGGTTAGCCTGGGTCGAAGCTTTCAGGCCCTTGAAGGCGGCGCTTTGCTGGTACTTGTCCACAAGCCATTGGAGGGTGTGCTTGCCAGCGGATTGCTTTTCGATCGATTGCCCCGCCATGAGAGCCTTCCAGGCCTCGACAAACTCCTTAGAGCCATATTCATCTGGAAGGCGGGTCCGCGGTCCATCTCCCACACGGAAATACCAGACCACCGAACCGTGTCTGGTAACTTGGCGCTGAACATATTGGTACCGGCGGCGTGGCATGTCCTCCATCAGAGATAGCCACCCGCGCTTTCTTCAATCTGCTTTTCGGTGATTTCCCCGTTATCCCCGTTGATCACAACGGAACCATTCGGCTCGATGCGAATAGTCTTGACCTCGACCCCGGCCTTCTTTACGGCGCGGATCGCGCGGGACACTGAATCTTCGGTAAAGGCCACGGCGCGACGTCCCATCAATCCCCGCTTTCCCCGTAATTCACAGGCAGGTTGTCCACAGGTCGAGCAATGCTCGAGAAATGGAACGTTGTCCCTCCGGACGGGTTGGGGCCTGAAAAAACTGCGGTTCCCGAATGCCAAAGTTCTATTTCCATGTCCGACGACACGGTGTGTTGGACGAAGACTGGATTGGCGCCGAACTCCCGTCGGTAGAGATTGCCTACGAGGAAGCCGTCGATGCCGCGCGGGAAATCCTGGCGGAGAAGGTCCGATTGGGTGAAGCGATCGACGGCGAAAGCTTCGTCATCAGCAACGAAAAGGGCACCGTGGTGGGCGAACTGCCTTTCAGGGCCGTGTTGCGGCTGGATTGAGGATAGGCCCATGGGCATCCTTTGAGACTGTGACCGCTTCTCGCTCATCGGTTAACTACCTCCCCGGTGCGCGTGTCGACCACGTCGCCGTTTATTTTTCGCTTAAAGCGCTGGTTGAAGCCGTTGGACTTCGGCTTGCCGAGCAGGTGCTTTTTCTTCACCCGAGCTATCTTGGATTTGACGCCCATCTCGACGGCTGTCTTTTTCCGGTGATGCTCGCGAAGGGCGGGGAAAAGGTTGCTCTCACGGTGCTGACCGCCAAGGATCAGCGCGAGCTTATGGTCGAGATCCCATTCGTCCCGAACGGGATCGATCTTCCGACCAGTCAGGTGGCAGATGCCGCCTTCGCGCTCGAATATGCGAACGCGGACGCGTGGCGGCACCTTGGCGTCGTCGGACTTGCCGATCCATTCTTCGGTTGACCGGCTCATGCCCCGATCTCCCGCGCGAGTTCCTTCCCCTTCGGCGTCAGGCGGAGCAATGGGCCGTCCTTGCGATATACGAGCCCTTCGGCGAGCATGTGCCGTTCCAGGTCGGCATTGGCCGTGCCGAGTGGCTGGCGCGACTGGTAGAGCCGGCGGATGAACCTATCCGTTTCGCGCATCATGTTGACGGCTGCCATGGAACGGCTCTGGGCCATGGTGTCTTCGAAGTGGCTCATGCCGAGACCTCCGGGAAGGCATCATGGGTCACGCCGTCGAGTAGGCGACCAGCGAGCTTTTTCCCGACCTTTTGCATCGGCCATCCGCCGTCAGCCTTCTCGCCGCTGAACGTCAGGCGGCAGAAGCCTCCGTTGTCGGTCGGCCACTCGCCATCGCCGTTCTCGCGAAGGGGTACCCACTCGCCGTTCTGCTTATGGTGATAGGCTAGACCATGGGCTAACGCCTGATCTCGGATGCTGCGGAACCAGTCCGGATGAGTTGGTCGCGCCTTGTGGCCGCCCTGGTCGGTTTCTCCGCCTGTGATCCACCATCCGACGGCCGGTAGCTTAGCCCAACCGTCAGCGCCGATCTTGATACCACGCTCGAAACGCTCTCCTTCAAGCAGACGCTGCGTGTGCGGATCGCCCGTCATCCATGGCGACAAATCGCCAAGGTCACCTATCAGCGGCTCGCAGCTCGCGAACAGAAATAGCGGACGAAGCCCGGCGGCAACGATCAGATGGGGGAGGTTCTTCCTCGCCCGTTCCCGGTCCTCGATCGTCGTGCCGAATGCGATGTTGTTCGGCATGAAGCCGACTTCCTTGACCATTTTCACGATGTTCTGCGGTCGCTTGGTCAGCAGCAGGTAGACGAGGCGCGGCGTCTTGCGCATCACGTCGAAGGCGTCGGCGCGCCATTGCGGATCGACTTGGTTATCGAAGATGTCCGCGAGGCTGGCGCAGAAGACAAACGGTCGATCGCCATCCTTCTCGGCCTGACGCTGCCAGCGGAATGGATCGTTCCACGTATGGGTGCCGGTGCGGACGCGGGGAGCATTGCCCCACTGCACCTTGCCATAACGCTTGTCCATGAGCGCTTCGGCATAGCAGCCGTCGCAAGCAGGGCTGATCTTGGTGCAGCCCATCCACGGGTTCCAGGTGTGGCGGGTCCACGAGATTGCGGAGTTCTCAGCCATCTCAGCCTCCGATCTCTTCGACGCCGCAATCCAGCAGATCGGACGCAATAAACTTCCGCGCCTGCTCCATCGAGCGCTTGCCGGCGAGGACCGCCTGCAGGCTGACCTTGATGGTGGAGAGCTTGCCCCACTGATTTTCGGGAACGACCTCGCGATAGTTCGCGAGCATATCCTCGACGGAACTGGCCTTCACCTCGTCGGAAAGTTCTGCATCCTCGACGGTCTTGGAAGCTTTCCGGGCGAAATCCATAAGATGCTGCCGGAGCTCGGCATCAATAGGAGTGGAGGAGGCCGAAGCGGAGGGGGGAACCTCGGCCTCCTCGGTTGCCGACGACGATGCGGGGGAGATGTCGTCAGCATCGGACGAGCCGGCAGGGGAAGCGGCATCGTCGGATTGGGTGTCTGGCTCGATCTCGCCCATCAGGGCGCTTTCCGTCTCGGAATGGACGAATGACGCGTCAAAGCCTTCGCGCTCGCTGGCGGGCTCGTCGGAGGCTTCCTTGGCCGCCTTCAGACGGTCTCCTACCGGCTCACGCTTTTCAGCGGTCTTTACGGTGCCGAAGAACATTTCCTCGACAGTCGCTTCGCCGTTTTTGAGAGCGGAATACATGCCCCGGAGAGTGCTGATGTCATCGACGGTGATATCTTCAATGCCCTCACGGCCGAGCGCCGCGAAAATTTGTTCCGGCTTAACGCCGAAAGCGGCAAGGGCCTTGAAAGCCCGATCACGGTTTTCCGAGAGCGTGGTGATGTCGCCGGTGATTGTCGCCTGGACGGTTTCATATGCTCGGCGCCAAAGAGGCTTCGGCACTCCGGCCAGGATTGCATTACGCATGGCGATAGAGCAGGCCGCGTTGCCGGTGACGATGATCATATCGTCATTGAAGACCTTCCCCTTCTTGTCGCTGATGCGCCGGCGAACTCGGGCAGTTGTCGAGGAGTTCGTTTCGAGGTCGTGGAAAACCCCCTCGGCCTCGACGTACATTTCGACGCGATCGACGGCGACTACCCGGGCCGCCGCACGGCAGTTGCCGAATGACTGCTTGAGGATTTCCGCGAACCGAACCGACGGCCCCTTGATCGGCTTTCCTCCACGAGGAAGGGCATAGACGCACTCCTCCGCACTCTCCTCGTCGAGTGTCGCCATGCTCATGATGGCACTCTGGACGCGCTTCAAGGACCGGGGATATGCGCGGGCGGTAGCGATCAGTTGGTCTACTTCAGCCTTCTGCAGTTGAACCGCCATGCTGGACGACTGACCGAATCCCTCAATGATCTCGCCGTCTTGGGTGATAAGTTCCTGGTTCATTTAGGCAGCCTCTTGCGGGATAGACGGTTCGCGCTCGATCTGCTTGTCGAACCAGTCGGGTGAGGAAAGGGTGATGCCGGAGCCGTAATAGGTCGGCCACACGCCGGACCCGATGCATTCGGCAAAGACATTGATCGCCGCACGAAGCTGGCGCATGCCGAGATCGATCAACTGCGGATCGATCGGCTTGATGTTGTAGGCCCAAGGCCGCTTCGTCTCGATGAAGAGGAGGACGTGATCCGTCACCTGCTTCTTCGTCAGAACCTCAAGCCCCATGCAGGCCAAGGCGAGCTGCATATGGTAGCCATAGCCGATGGTGGACCGCTGGCAGCCGATCTCGCTGGCGTCGGCCGTGGTCTTGAGGTCAGCAATGAAGCCGTCGGCCGGGACGCTGTCGGGTCGGGACTTAAGCCACACGCCGGTATTGGCGTCCTGCCAGATGATGGAGCGCTCGATGCGGCCGCGCAGAAGATCGGTGAAGGTTGCATCTCCGGCCACGCGCTCGGCCATGCCCTGGATATTTGCGAGATCGTCAGCAACAAGAACCGTCTTGCCGGCGGCGATCTGCTGATCTCTCCACGCTTTGGCGTCATTGGTGCGCCAGTCCGACCACTTCTCCGGTCGGACCACGTATTCATTGCGGAACCCTTCTTCCGAGAGAAGCAGCGTATGCACCGCACGGCCAAGGTTGAAATGCTCCTTGGTTTCCTCCGGCGCCCGGTTCGGGTTCAGATAGCTGGTATCCCAGAACTTGAGAGGGCAGCCGTTCGGCGGTGTGAGCTGTCGTAAGCCGCTCGAAGAGATTGATGGGCCGGAGCAGCAGTCGGAATGATAGACCGACATGGGAACGCCGCGGTAAATGCCCGGCTCGGTGAGCTTGCCGCCTGTGTAAAGACGTTCGCCATTCTTTTCCGCGAGCTTAGCGCCAGCCTTCTTCACAATGGCGTCGGCCAGGCTGCCGATGGATTTTTCCTTGCCGGGCGGATCGATTACCTTGCCCATGTGATAATCTCCTGGTCTGCGCGATCCTGGCGCGCGTAGTGGTTCTCAAGGTGGATGAGAGCGCCGGCACCACCGACGATCGCGATCAAGTGGAGGGTGATGAGCGCGATGAACTCTCGATCCCGTTGGGCCTTTGCGGCGAGGGACTTGCGGTTCAGTTCCGCAGCGCGGGAGGAGAAGGTGCCGAGGTCACGCATCGGCCCGCTCCTTGGCGAGAGCGGCGCGGGCAGAAATTGCTTTCATGATTTCCTTGAGGGTGTCCCAAGGCACCGTGTAGCTTCGAGAGCCATTCTGGAAATGGAACTCGCCTGAATAGGCTGCCTTCGTGTCGGCGCTTGGCTTCAGCGCCTCCCGCAGCCTCGCGATCTCAGCATCCCTTTCCGCCAGCGCAGACGTGTGGGAGGCGAGGGCGGCTTTGATCCGGACATTCTCGTGCTTGTCCGCGAACTCTGGCTTGCTGACATGGATGTGGTTCATGAAGCCCCACGAGCCGGCAGACTTGCTTTCGTCCGTCCCGTAGGTGCACTCGTCGCAGAGCGGTGCGCCGCAAACGAACTGGCCGCAGAAGTCGCATCCGTGCGTAGCGGACTGGCCGCAGCTTGAGCATTTCGCTTTGGCGTGTTCCTCGCAAAGATACCGCCCATGCTCGACAGGCTTCCCGCAGGCGTATCCGTAAGTGGAGAATTTGCAGGCGTCCATCTTCACACCCCCTCGCTATCGGAAGGGGTGGAGCGGGCTTCGGCGCGGCCGATGGCGGCGCGGGCATAGTGTTCTGCCATTTGGTGAACGGTTGCGCCTCGGCGCCCGCAATCCTGACCTCCATGGCAGCACAGACGTTCGTCAGGTTTTTCATAGGCGGAGAGAAGTCCCTTCAGAGCTTCCAGCAGTTCAGGAGCGGCCGCTATCAGGCGGGCATTCGCCCCTATATTTTGGGACTGGATGCCGTCAGGGCAGAGAGCAAGCTTCATCTGCGATCCCTCGACCGGCATTGAAACATGCCATTCGTCATACTTGCTCTTGTAAAATGAAACCCATGGACCCGGAGTGTGTTTGCTCATCGTCCTGCCCCCTCATTGAGAGACGCGCCACGGACGGCCTCGTAGGCTGACCAGTCGACTTCTCCGGTCTCAGCGAGGTGACGAAGCGTGAAGGCTGCATGGGCAGGGGTGATGTCATCAAAGTACAGGCCCACCGGGTAGAACAGCCGATAGGTGTGGTCCTCTTCAATCGAGAGCCCATTTTCGATGTCGGGAATCCCTAAAAATAGTGCGGCTTCATTCTCGACAGACCAATCTTCGGTGCGCTCCTCGATTATCTCAGGGCGCCCCTGCGCTTCCCATGCAGCCCATCCGGCGATGCAGGAAGGAGTGCCGCAGTCATGGGTGATACTACCCATGTTGAAGCCCGACGTTGCGGAGTAGATGGAGTGGGGCTGCTTCTCGATCAGATCGGCGAGGGCTAGGATGCGTTCCTTGTTCACAGCGAAGCCCCCTCTACCAGTCCCATCGCCTGATGATCGCGGCGCTCGTCGTGGCGACGGTCGGGATCGGGACGTGCGGGAGCCTCGGCGATAAGGTCGTCTTTCCAGAGTGACCAAGCCTTGCTGTTGCGGACGTAGGCCGGGAAGGTGTCTTCATCATCGAGTTCGACACCCAATCCGCGACCGTCGCGGTCATAGAGATACTGGCGGGCGCAATACTCGGTGATGTCTTCCGCCGCCCAGGTCTCGGTATTTACCCGAAGGACGGTGACGATCTCGTCGTCGGAAAGCTCATCGAGCACGTCGGCGATCTTCATGGCCTTGCCGAAGAATGCGCTCTCGGTGAGGTACTTGCGCTGGATGCGAGCGCTGCAAACGACCGCCACCAGGGTTTCGTTTGCTTCAATCGGATGCTTGCGGTTTTCCATTGAGGTTTTCCCATCCTTGCGGGCCACGCGAAAACTCAGGCCCGCCTTGCGCTAGGGCGCGTTTAGAACATCAGTGCGCGAGCTTCGGCGGGCGTCAGACCCATGGCTTCGGCTGCGATAAGCTGGTTGGCGATTTCGGCCTGACGGCGAAGGCGATCACGAGCCGCGCGGTCGTCGTTGTCGACCTCACGAGCGCGGAGGAGGTGCTGCGCGAGGAACTCGCGGTCCTCGTCGGTCAATGCCGAAGCGAAAAAGGTCGATTTCGACATAAAGGACGGATCGCGGATGATTGCGATCATGTCGTCGGTGTAGTCGTTGTTCCAGAACTCATGATCCGTGATCGCCGGACGAGCGGTTTCCGCCATGGTGCGGGCCTTACGAAGGGCCTCGCTGTGCGTGAGCGTGTATTTCACCTTCGACTTTTCCATTTTCCCCATCCTCAACTCTGCGCGGGTACTCGAACTCGGCCCGCTGGCGCCGTCCCGTTTCTTCGTGCCGAGGCAGATCATTCGGGGCGGCTGATGAGGGGATATTACCCAAAGTGGGGAAGATTGCAACCCCAAAATGGGGAAGAATTTGTTGACCCCATTTTGGGTAAGGTTTATTGCTTCCGTATGGACCAGCAAGTGAAATTGGAAACGGGCCGTTGGCTAAGGCGCAGAGATGCGTGGATGCGGGCGCTCGTGGGGAATGAATTCGTCAGCCGAAATGGGAAGCTGGTGGGTATGCACCTGGCGCTGCGGCTCAGCGCAAAGAAGCCATTCTGCTATCCGGCAATGAAGACAATCGGAGGCGCGCTAGGGATATCGCCCCGGCATGTCGCGAGGGCGCTAAAAGAGCTTGAAGATGAAGAGTGGCTGCGAGTGCGCCGGCAGCCGGGTCGATCGAGCGTCTATAGCCTCGACCTATGACATGGCTGTCATACCCACCTATGACACCGCTGTCATACGAAATACGGAAAGGCTGAAATACGGAAAGAGTTATCTTTCTTTCAGAGTATTGCTCTGAGGGGAGTAATTGGAAGGGTTGTCGGGCTTGTTGCTCATCGAAGGTTCATTTCTTTCCTGGCTTCGGCGAGGTCGATCTTGGCATTGTAGCCGTGCTTTCCAAGAAGGTGTAGGAGGTGCGACCCAGAAAACAGGCTTATCGGCTTCCCTGTCGCGAATTGGTGCGCGTCCGGCCCATAATCCGCAGTCGAGATCAGGATGCCACGTGATGCCCCCTCATGTTGCATTGTGCCGTAAAGATCGCGGACTGCAGAAACACCTACGGTTCGCGTATATCGCTTGGCCTGAATGACGATCTTCCCTCCGGTGATCGGGTCTGGGTCAAACGCGACCGCGTCAACGCCGCCATCGCTGCTCGCTTGGGTGACCTTTACCTGACCGCCGCGGGAAGCAAACTCCTTTTCGAAAATCTCTCGGATCAGGTGTTCAAAGTCGCCCCAGTCCATCGACGCCAGATTGGTGGCGGAATCCAATCCAACAGCGATATCTTTAGCTTCGATGAAGCGACGATCGTTTTTATCCATTTCGATGACAGGAACGATTGGGGCCAGAGCGGCAAGGGACGACGCAGAGACACCTTTGAGGCTTTTGAAGCAGGCCTTTGGATCGACGCGGGAGAGATCGATTTGCTCGAAGTCCGATTTCTTGACGAGCACGGACATAATGCACGCTCTCGTATCTCGGCCGGTGGATCGGTTCACGCTGGTCGAAAAACCATTGAAGACGATGGCGTCGATGTTGCTGTTTTCGTCAGCTTCGAATAACTCGTGCAGAGTGCGTAAGCAAATTTGATAGCAGGCCAAGTCAAAGTTGGACTTATGCTCTTTTTCGCTAATGTGCGTCTCTTTCACCTCTCCGGTGGACTGAGTAAATCGAACTGATTTCAGCGTCGGCATCTTCTCGGGGGAAGGAAGCTCGTACTCGATAAACAACATTTTTGCCGGAGTTGGGTGATAATCCAACTCGAATGACTTCTCGAAAAGCCCGTCATAGTCCGATGCGTCCAAGACAAGGTTTGCGTGCTCGATGACGGCCTTCGGATCGCCCGTCTTCACCCCGTCTGCAAGTTCGTCGATTTTGGCGTTGCTTTCGGCTTGTTGACGAAGATACTCGCGTTTTTCCGCTTCATAAGCCTGCTCATGAGCTATCCGACGTTCCTCCCAAGCTTCGACAGCCTTTACAAAAGCTACGCCGTTTTTACCATCCTCGGCTTTCCATCGCTCCAGGTCGGATTGATACAACTCCTCGGCTATCACGAGCTTTTTCTTCTTGCCGCCGAATATCTTATCGAAAAAAGTGATTGCCGGTTCTGCCTTAGTTGGCTTTGGGTATGAAAGGCGAACCGGTGGTTTTTCTGGGAAAGGCGGGAGAGACCTGAACGGCTTCCTGTCTTTGAGTTTTTCCCAATCCACCCGGTCGTCATGTTTCAATGTCTTGGCCAATATGGTGAAGACTGATTGAAGTTTTGCACTCGCTTCGATTGTCATCGCATCGCATGCTTCTTTGCTAGCGGCTATGCGATTCTTTCGATGATTGTCGGCAGCCATCTTGTCCCATCGGGCCAAGAGCTCGTTTACTTTGATTTCGAGGAGGTAGATTTCTGGCGCTCTTACCTGCTTATGAAGGCCGAGTTCTAATTGCCAAAAGTCTATCGAGTACCCGAGTATCCGCGAATAGCTAGCATTCCACTTCTCCTCGATCTCGCTGTATTTGATCGAAGATGGATTAAGTGTCGAAAAGTTTATTTTTGTCATCGGCCCCCGCCCCACAAAATCAGGCTAACTTCAATCTGCCTTGGATTCCCCCCATGCGTTCGACACGCTTGACCTGCAGTCGCGGTATCGCGGCAAAAATCTCACCGATCCATTCCAGGCTGACATTCTCGATCGGCGCGGCGTTGAAGGACATAAGCGTCACGAAACCATTCGTGCCCTTCATGATGGTCTTGAGAAACCGTCGGCCGTCAGTTGTGCGTACTGCCGCTTCTTCCCCATAAAACGCGGTAAGCGGGCGTTTCTGTTCTCTGTAGATGATCAGGACGTGCCCATCCTTATAGACCGGCAGCATGGAATCGCCGCGCACTTCAAGCGCAATCATGTCATCCGGCAATGGGAATGGCACGTGGATCTGATCGAGACCTTCTGGTGGCACTTGCTCGAACTCCGGAGAAATTTCAGCGCCTGCACCGATGTATCCCATCAACGGCACCGAGCTGTCTTCCGTGTCCTCGATGATGTCTGAGGGGCGAACGCCGAATGCCTTAGCCGCCAGGTTGATGTAGTCCATGGTCAGCCGGCGCTCTCCGCGCTCCAGCTTGATGAACTGGCCCCGAGACACACCCATCTCTTCGGCCGCCTTGTCGTGTGTCCATCCACGCTCTTCGCGCAGCGATTTAAGCTTATTTCCCATAGCGGGTAACATTGCAAAATCGAACATTCTCTGTCGCGCCCCATTTTGGGGTTGCAAATGTTCCCCATAATGGGTAAGTTGTGAGCATGAAGCTCGCACAGTACCTCACCGAAAAGAACATGACGCCGGAGCAGTTCGCATCCGACATGGACGGTATGTCTGTGTCCGGTGTGCGGAAGTGGATGTACGGCGAGCGCGTCCCGCGCCCAGACCAGATGCGGAAGATCGCCGAACTCACCGGCGGTCTCGTCGAGCCGAACGATTTCATTTTGCCGTTAACGACCGAGCGCTTCGACGCGATGATGGAGGGTTTGGCTCCGTCTTCGGCGCCGACGACGGAGACCACATCATGATAGTCCGTCAATTTCGCGATGGCGCATGGGAATGGCCCGAGACGCTGGCGCCACTGATGCAGTGGGCGGAGCGCCGACTGATCGACGTCTACTCGTTCAAGAGCGACCGCCAGGCGTTCTTCATCATCAAGGACATTGCCAAACAGGATGTTCGGCTTCCGAAGCGCGGCGACAGCTGCGTGCNTGCCGTTAACGACCGAGCGCTTCGACGCGATGATGGAGGGTTTGGCTCCGTCTTCGGCGCCGACGACGGAGACCACATCATGATAGTCCGTCAATTTCGCGATGGCGCATGGGAATGGCCCGAGACGCTGGCGCCACTGATGCAGTGGGCGGAGCGCCGACTGATCGACGTCTACTCGTTCAAGAGCGACCGCCAGGCGTTCTTCATCATCAAGGACATTGCCAAACAGGATGTTCGGCTTCCGAAGCGCGGCGACAGCTGCGTGCCGCACCTGATGAAGCTCCAGCGCACTCTTTGCCCGAGCGGCAAGGTTAAGGCTGAGAAGGCCGCGCGCACGGCTACGGAGCCAAAGGATAACGTTAAGCGCGCTCATGGACTTGGAACCTTCGGGCCTGCGAGTGAGGGCCGGCGTGTTTCCATCGAGGAGTATATGCGCAGCCGAGGCGCCGCATGATCGGGTGGCTCTTCCTTGGCATGGGCATTTCCAATGCGATCTGTGCCTTCCTGAATTGGTGGTTCTGGACGCTTAATCGGGATTTCTTCCCGGCATGGACGTGTGGTTTTGCCATCTGCGCTTCTCTCATGAGCTTCGCTCACGCGTATGAAAGGCTGGTGGCGCAATGAACTGGAACCACGACATTTCCTCCGCGCCTCAGGACAAGCCGGTATGGCTCGCCACTAAGTGCGGCAAGGTTACGAAATCCGCATGGATCGATGGAAAGGGCGCTCCTGGCCGTTGGGCCGGTCTCGCTACCAAAGAGGCGCCGATCTCTTGGCAGCCTTACATCGTGCCGGAGCATCCCGGCAACAATTCCGAAGCGAAAGCATCCGGCGAACAAACGGAGGGAACCACCGGCCATGAAGGTGCCGGCTCTCGACGGGAGATGCGAGTAGGCGAGGCTGGACGCGATTGCCAGCCTGCAACGTCTGACGATGGACGCGACAGCCTGGAGAGACAGGCACCTCATTTCATCCTCGATGACTGTGGGAGCGGCGCATGACTCCGATCCTCCGTCCAAGCTCCACAGATGCAATGGCCCAACGCGCGATTGAACGCGGCGTCGGGCTGGACCGTAAGCAGGTCGCAAGGCCGGGGAGGCGGGCATGACGTGCAACTTCCATGTTGGGCAGAAGGTCGTTTGTGTCGAGCTGGAGAGGCTTTACCCCGATGGTGTTGTAGCTCTCGAAGAGCCCACCCAGCCTCTTGTCGGGAAAGTCTACACAATCCGAGAAGTTTTGATCGGCATTGTTGGCCGAGTCCCATGCGTGAAGCTGGAGGAAATTCCGGATCAGCACATCCATGTCCTCGTCCACGGCGAGCTCTTGCATGGCGATGTGGTGTTTGACGCAGTTGGTTTCCGTCCGCTCGTCACTCGCAAGGCCGACATCTCCATCTTCAAGGCCATGCTGAACCCCTCGCGGGTCGAGGAGCGCGCATGAGCAACGCTCTCGCTGTCGGCCTGACCGCATGGGGTCTCATCAGCATTCCGCTTGGTGTCCTCCTCGGTCGCATGTTCCGGGAAGCAACCCGCGATCATTCAATTTCCTCGGCTCCTTTCGAGCCGATCATCAAGAAGCAGAGCAGGGCGCGTTCAGCTTGGCGGTTCGTCCGCGCCGCTCTCCGTCAGCATCAGTCTTCGGTTCCGGCCGGCGACTAACTCCTTTCCTTGCCAGGGCCGCTTCCTCCGACACCAGGAAGCTAACCCAACGCGGCATGGAGCGCATTCACGGTGTCAAAGGATTTGGTTCAAGCGGCAACCTCGAAAACACAGGATCAACAGGGACAAAATGCCATGAGTACGGCAATCGCGGCAGAGTACGTGAGGAAGATGGTGGAGCGGGAGACGGCCGGTAACGGCGACGTCGAGAACGCCATCCGCCGCCTCGCACGCCGGCACAATCTCTCTTTCTGGCAGATCATGCACCTGCGTGCGGGCAGGGCAAAGTCAATCACGGTCGAGGCATTCACCACGATCCGCCGGGCATACATCGCCTACTGCGAGGCCGAGGTCCGGGCCCTGCAGCAGGAAATCGAACAGGACCGGAAACGCTACGAGGAAAACCATGATCTTCGCGATCTGGAAAACGAGGTTCAAGCGCTGGCTGAAAAGGTTCGGCTGGCGAGAGAAAGAATCGGGTAATGACGGCAGCCGACGGCCATAACTCCCTCACAGAGCAGGAACGGCAAGCCCTCTGGGGCCATCACGTCCAGAAGCGGGTGAAGATCATCCGCCGCATGGAGGAGATCAAGGCCGAGGAGAAGAAGCTTAAAGCCGATGCCAAAAACGACGGCATTTCCGAAAAGGAGCTGAAGGACTTCCTCGACTGCATGCTGACCGACGATCCGCAGAAGAAGGTTGACCAGTTCAACATGCTCAAGCGGAACCGCATCCGTCTCGGCCTGATCATCGACGATCGCAAGGCGGACCTCCTGGCCGATCGGGTGACAAACGAGCAGATGATCTTTGCCGCCGGCGTCGAGGCTGGCCTCGCTGCTCTCGATCGGGTCTCGAAATATTCGGGCGGTTCCAGCGAAGACAAGACTTGGCTCGCTGGATGGGACGACGGGCAGCGCATCGCTCGCGAGAACTTGCAGAGCGCGATGGAGAAGAAGCTCCGCGAGCGATCGAAAGAGGAGCCTCCGGCGACGGAAGATCCGTTTGAAGCATCCGGCGAATTCGATCCGTTCGCCGTCGCGCCGTCCTCTTCAAAACTGGCCTGATCCACCGCGGCGGCTCGCACCTCCCAGGAGCCGCCTACCTCAGCCGTCGCGAATGGCGGTCCTTTCTCTTCCATCCGGTGAAGCAATGAGCCTCAAGATTATTGTCCAAGCCAAGGCCGAACAGATGCTGAAGCACGATGCCGAGTTCTTCGGCGTCACGCCCACGGCTGTTGCAAAGGCCATCATCGACAAGGTTTCCGGCGGTGGCCTGACCCGTGACGTGCTCCAGGGCGTCGATGTCGGCAGCTATCAGGATCGCAAGCGCGGCCGGCCGGCAAAGCGGAGGGCAGGGCAGTGATCATCATGGGCCTCGACCTCGCAACCACTTCCGGATGGGCTGTCCGCGATAGCGCCCGCCATCGCTCCTCCATTCGCTGCGGCACCTTCTCCGTGAAAGAGTACGATTGGGAAGAAAAATATCCCGTTGCGGCAAACCTCTTCTATCGATTAGTGAAGGAACACGCTCCCGACTTCGTCGCGATCGAGCGTCCTGAACATGGCGTCCGGCAGTTCCGAAAGAAGGGCAAGGCGGACCTGACCGGGGAAGAGCAGGTGGTCTCCACCATCAACCCGGCAGCCCTTCAACTCACCGGTATTGCCGGCGCCATCACTGCCATCTGCATGATGATGCGCATCCCCTTCGGCACGGTAGCGGCTGTCTCCTGGCGCCCGGTCTATTTTGGCAAGGGCGTGAAGCCCGCGGAAAAGCAGGACTGGAAAGACCTCGCCATCGAGATGTGCGAGCGCGAAGGCATCCAGCTTCCCCGCACCAAGGCAGAGCAGCGGGACGCAGCCGAAGCCGTCGGCATCTGCACCTGCTGGCACAAGTGCGACGTTCCCAAAATCGACTGGATGCAGCGGCGGTTCCTCGATCTGCGCACCGGTGCCTACGAACAGAAGAGGAGCGCGGCATGAACGCTTACGCCGATTTCCTCGCACGCAAGCGCCTGATCGATCTACCGACCGGCATTCGAGGCACTATTGAGCTTCCAGATTTCTTCAAGCCTCATCAGCGGGACATAACCCAATGGGGACTTCGCCGCGGTCGCGCCGCGATATTCGCCGGCACGGGGTTAGGCAAAACACTTATGGAACTCGTGTGGGCGAAGGAAGTGGCGCGGGAAACCCGTCGGCCTGTCCTGATCCTCGCGCCGCTGGCAGTCAGTATGCAGCATAGCCGTGAGGCTTCCAAATTCGGCATGTCCGCATCCGTCGTGACGCACCAGTCAGGCGAGTCAATCGACATCACCAACTACCAGAAGATCGAGCATTTCGACCTGGAAGGTTTCGGCGGTGTTGCGCTTGATGAGAGTTCGATCCTCAAAAGCACAGACGGAAAGTATCGGACGAAGCTAATTCACGACTGCGCCAAGGTGCCTTTCCGCCTAGCGGCGACCGCAACGCCGGCGCCGAACGATTTCATGGAGCTCGGCAACCACGCTGAATTCCTGGGCGTCATGTCCTATACCGACATGCTCGCAACCTTCTTCACCCACGATGGCGGCGATACTCAGAAATGGCGTCTGAAAGGTCATGCCGAAACCGAGTTCTGGAAATGGATGGCTTCGTGGGCCGTCATGCTACGGAAGCCGTCAGATCTCGGATATGACAATACAGGGTATGACCTCCCGCCGCTCAGATACACGTCGCACCAAGTGCAGGTGGACTATGCCCCGAGCATGGAGACGGGGCTCCTATTCCCTATGGAAGCCCGCACACTCCAGGAGCGCATAGCGGCCCGCAGGGATAGTGTGGAAGAGCGTGTGTCTCTCGCCGCTTCCATCACTCCGGCCGATCGTCCTTTCGTCTGGTGGTGCAACATGAACGGCGAGGCCGAGGGCTTGGCGAAGGCTATCCCCGGCGCCGTCAATTTGACCGGTTCCGACACGGACGAGGTGAAGGAACGGAAGATGGTGGACTTCTCCGAAGGCCGCGTCCGCGTTTTGATTACCAAGCCTTCCATAGCTGGTTTCGGCATGAATTGGCAGCACTGCGCCGATACCGGCTTCGTCGGTCTCAACGACAGCTTCGAGCAGGTCTATCAGGCCGTCCGTAGGTTCTGGCGCTTTGGGCAGACGAAGCCCGTCGACGTCCATTTCATCGCATCTGAAATGGAAGGCGCGGTCGTCGCCAACCTTCGCCGAAAAGAAGCGGATGCCGAGCGCATGGCAGCCGCCATGGTCATGCACATGGCCGATCTGTCGAGCCAGCAGGTGCGCGGCATGGTGCGCGACCGCCCCGACTACAACCCTCAAATTCCTATGACCGTTCCGAACTGGCTGACGGGAGAAGCAGCATGAACATCAAAGCAGTCAACCAGGTGGTGACAGACCGCTATGCGATCTACGAGGGCGATAGCTGCGAGCTCATCCGCGGTATCCCGAGCGATACGATCCACTTCGGCATTCACTCCCCGCCATTTGAAGGGCTCTACAAGTTTTCGAACTTCGACCGGGACATTTCGAACAACGACACGGACGGCTTCTGGACGCATTACCAGTTCCTTATCCAGGAACTTTTGCGCGTGACCATGCCCGGTCGTATCCATGCGGTTCATTGCATGCAGCTTCCAACCAGCAAGATCAGGCACGGCCATATTGGTATGCGCGATTTCCGGGGCGAAGTGGTGCGAGCATATGAGGACGCGGGCTGGATCTTCCACTCCGAGGTTTGCATTTGGAAAGACCCTGTCGTCGCGCAGCAGCGCACTAAATCGATCAGGCTCCTGCACAAACAGCTCACCAAGGACAGCACGATCAGCGGGCAGGGGCTAGCTGATTACATGCTGATGTTCCGCAAGCCGGGTGACAATCCGGAGCCGGTAGATGGCATGTTTGATCGGTATGTCGGGTATGGCAATGAGCCGGTCAGCGTCGGCGCTCGCATTGCCTCTGGAAAATCCCAGGCGGACGCCGAGAAATGGTTCTCGATCGAAGTCTGGCAGCGTTACGCCTCGCCGGTCTGGATGGACATAAACCAGACCCGCACGCTGCAGTATCGCGCCGGCCGGGATGAGAAGGACGAACAGCACATATCGCCGCTGCAACTCGACGTGATCGAGCGCTGCATCGAGCTTTGGAGTAACCCCGGCGATGTGGTTCTAACGCCCTTTCTCGGTATCGGGAGTGAGGTCTATGGGGCTGTAGCCGCTGGCCGGAAAGGCGTCGGTTTCGAACTCAAACCCTCCTATTTCCGCCAAGCGGTGAGGAACATCGCCGAGCTTGACGAGGCGAAGACCGTAGATTTCTTCGCGATGGACGGCGCAGCATGAACGCCCGGGTCTACTTCTATGTCGGCTATAGAGCCAAGCCCTACCAGAAAATGCAGTGTCAGAGAGGCCGCAGTTGCAGCCTCTCCAGCTCGCTAGATCGCTTAGAAGATTACGTGACCACCGCCGGACTGGCGGTTGATCATCCACGGCCGGACAGCCGGAGCCTTCATGAGGATACCCTTCTTGGCTCCGAAGGCGCGGATTGCGTCACGAGCAACGTGCAGCGGCTTCAGGCCGTCTTGGGCCATGTAGCAGGTTCGAAGCGCGGCCTCATGGTCGAGGTCTTTGTCAGGCTCTGGCCAATCCTCCAGAAAGTCGATGGCATCTTCGACGCAGTTTATCTCTCGAACCAGATCTCGTCGTTCTTTCAAGTAGACGGGTCTGTCGAACATCTTCGCGATCATTTCTACCTCACTGAAAACGTTGGTGATCAACAAGGAAAGCGCTGCAGTTCAGCGCCGATAATCGATTTGTGGTGCCACGTTTTGCGGTTCAAGAGCCGAGCGGCGGTTGCTGCGATTTCTTTCGAAGGAAGGGCGATCGCATGAACGCCAACTATCGCGATCCTCTCCCTTCCAACATCGAGGCCGAGCAGGCGTTGCTCGGCGCCGTGCTGATCAACAATGAAGCTCTGACGGCGATCCCATCGACGTTCGAGGCCGTCCACTTCTTCGAGCGGCTTCACCAGAACATCTATGACGCAATCCTTCGCGGCCGCGCTGTCGGAAAATCAATGAACCCGGTGACCGTCCGGTCGTTCATGGCCCCGGACGTCGCTGCCGAGAAGGTCGGCGACATGACCGTCTCCCAATATCTGGCGAGACTGGTTTCGGACGCGGTCAGCATCCAGGGTGTCCCGGACTTCGCCGATGCCATCACCGGCTATTTCCATCGCCGCGAGGCCATGACCATCGGCGATGATGCTCATATCGCCGGGGTGAAGGCTGCCGACGAGCTTGAGTTCATCGACCGGATCAAGGAATGCCGGGACAGGTTGACGGCGATCGTCTCCGCGATCGAAAACCGGAACGATCCGCAAGAGAGCTTTGCCGACATGATCGACGACACGCTCGACCGCACCAACGACGCGGCGCGCGGTGTAACGCCGGTGGGTATCGATCCAGGCATTCCGGAGATCACCACGCTCACCGGCCCTTGGCAGAAGAAGCAGCTCATCATCATCGGCGGCGGGGTCAAGCAGGGCAAGAGCGCGCTCGCGATGCAGTGCATGTTCAACATCGCCGAGAAAGCCCCCGTAGGCCTCAACAGCGGCGAGATGAGCAAGATGCAGATCATCATGCGCGAGAAGGCCCGCCGCACCGGTATCAGCTCCACCCGCCAGCAGCGCGGCTCTGTGAGCGATAGCGAGGTTGAGGAGCTTCTGAGGGCCGGGGAGGACATGAAGCGCCTCCAGCACATCGATATCGACTGCCGGCGCATGACGCTCGACCAGATCGACCAGAAGATTGCCCGGCTCATCGGAGAGCATGGCATCGAAGCCTTCTTCCTCGACCACATCGGCAAGATCCAATGGACCGGGAAGATGGAATACGAGGATGAGTTCAAGCAAGGGCAGCGCGCCACCTCGATCCTCAAGGACATGGCGCAGAAGCACGATATCCCGATCATCGCGCTCACCCACCTGAAGAAGTCCACCTTCCAGGACTACCAGGGCCGCACCTTCAAGGAGCGCCTTAGCGCGGCGATGAACCGGCGCCCGACCTATCGCGACCTCGTCGGCAACATGGACAAGGACGCTGACCAGGTCCTAGTCGTCTTCCAAGCCCGCCCGATCGTCGCCGGCATGGAGCCCGCCGAGAACTCCGATGATTACCCGATCTGGGAGGACGCGATGAACCGCGTCACCGGGAAGGCCGACATCATCCTCTCGCTCTCCCGCGAAAGCGAGTTCCCGCGCCGCAAGGAAATCTCCTGGGACGGCAAATCCACCAGCTATGGGCCAGCGTTCAAGCAGGCATTCAACGAGAGGGGCTTGTTGTGATGCAGCATTCCTTACCGCTCCTAATGCCGAGGACCAGTGCCACGCGATCGCTTCGCGTACTTGTCGGGTGCGAATTTACCGGCACGGTTCGGAACGCGTTCCTCGATCTCGGCCATGACGCATGGTCCTGCGACTTGCTGCCAGCAGAGAACGGCCATAACCGACACATCCGCGGTGATGTTCGCGATTATCTCGCCGACGGATGGGATTTGCTCATAGTCGCCCATCCCCCATGCACTCGGCTTTGCCGATCTGGCCGCCGCTGGCTTTCGGGCCCTGGCAACATGACCCCTCCCAAAAAGCTGCCGAACGGCCGGACCTGGGAAAGCATGAAAGCCGAGTTCGAGGATGGTGTGGACCTGTTCGTCTCGTGCTGGCGAGCACCTGTCGATCGCGTGGCGATCGAGAACCCTGAAATGCATGACCTCGCCAAGGCTCGGATGCCGAAGGATCTCCCTCGTCCGCAGATCGTCCAGCCGTTCTGGTTCGGCCATTCAGAATACAAAGGCACCGGGTGGTACCTGCGCAATCTTCCATTGCTCCAAGAAACCAACCGCCTCCGCGAGCCGGAGAAGGGTACGGATGAGTGGAAGGCATGGAACCGGGTCTGGCGCATGTCGCCCGGTGTTGACCGCGGGAAGGAGCGCAGCCGGTTCTTCCCCGGCATGGCTTTGGCAATGGCTGATCAGTGGGGCGGATATGCCCTCGAGCAATTTCGTTTGGAGGCAGCATGAACCATTACGCTGGCTATGCACATCCGATCCGCGGCGGCTGGTGGGCAATGACCCGTTTTGCCCGCGATGCGAAGCCAAGGCCGATCCTGGGCGACGGCGGGGCGCCGATCGTGTTCGAGGACGAGCTATCGGCCACCAAGGCAGTGCTGCGGCATACGCTCGCGTATTTCAATGGTCACCTTGTCGCGTCGCGCGAGATCGCCGGCAGCAGCGTCAGGGACGTGAAGCGCGCGGCGGCGGAGAAGCTGTTCGTCGGCGGCGGGAAGGTCGTAGAGGTCGAGCGGGTGAGGGCGGAGGCATGAAGAAGTACGCCACCATCCATTTCGCCTGCAACGACGGTGACGACGGTTCCTTCGCTGGGAAAGTGACCGCCGCCGCCTATGCTGAGAACGACCTTGAGACACCGGGCATGGTAGAGGTCAGGTTCACTGCCGGCGAAGATTTCATCCGCATCCACCGGCGAACCTTTGAGATAGTGGGCCGATCCTATTGGGTTGGGAACTGGAGTTGGGATGCCTTCCGCATGAAGCGCTCCGAAGCGAAGAGGCTGCTCGGGCATCTCCGCAAGAATGGCTGGCAGCATACCGGAGGCTCAGTTCGCTTCGGCAACTGGTGGGACAGGGGAAGCGCAGCATGACCCTCCACGTCTCCTCATCCTCATACGAACAGCAGCTCATCGCCGCGTACAAGGCCCGTCAGGCGAGGTTCGCCGCAGCGGCCAGAAAGGTGCCCCAAGACCCGAAGGTTCTCCCCAAGCCCGTGGAGTTCGATTTGGCGCCGACGCGGGACTCTCCGCTCTGGATGTTCGGCAACTGCTATTTCGATGCTCATCTTGAGCCCTGGCATAGATGGCTTGCCGAATGCCGAGAGGCTTACGGAAGCCCGCTGCGGACATACATTCGCGATCGGGCGCTGGAGCTGGGATCGAACTATACCGAGATCATGGCCGACATCCGGCGCGACGAGGTGGTTGCCGTCCGTCATCTCCTGATGTGGGAGATAAAGACGATCATCAAGCCGTCGATCACATGGCCCGAGCTTGGAAGACTGTTCGGCGGACGGGATCATTCGTCTTGCCGATATGCGGTCCATAAGATCGAGGCACAGAAGGCGGCCGCGGCATGAACCATCCCGAGGCTGAGGCAATCTTTGCGGAGCATGGCATCCAGGTGGTGCCGGCGCATGTGATGCCGGCCATCGGGCAGACCAGGGCAATCGTCACCTTGGACCGTATCAGAAACCGCTATGGAGAGGACCACGCGCGGTTCGTGGTCATGACGCTGGCCGAGACCGCCAACAACAAGGCATTCATCGACGAGACCTCCTTGTGGCTGGTCAGTGACATGGTGCGGGCCGCGGAGAAGAACTTTCCGGAACTGGTGACCAACAATGTCACCGCATGGTTCGCCTTCTTCGACGGTCTCCCGCTGGGCTGGCTTCAATACTGGGCTCTGGACCTCGACGGCGTCGTATCGAAACGACATGCCCTGGGCGGCATGGTATACGAGAGAATGAAGCGGACGTTCGGCGCTATGGCGAAACAACCGGACCTTTTGGATGACAGGAGATCGGCATGACGGAAGAGCAGATCAAAGAGCTATTCATCCGCGCGGCTGAGGTCGATCGTAAGCTTCCCGACACAGCACGACCGGCGGCTCTCCGCGCCATCAATCACGGCTATGTCCATGACACGGCCGACATGAATGGCTGGTTTGCCGAGGACAAGCGCGATGCCAATTGGGCATGGCTGGACCCGAACAAGCTCCGCAACTCCCGCAACGATATCGGCATCTGGCAAGCGGCCATGGAGGTCATCAAGCTCGTGCCGAATGAACAGCATCGCCGGGCGCTGTGGGCATGGGCTCGGGCTGAGGCAGGTGGACAGGCCTTCGCCAAGTGGTGCAAGACAGTCGAGGGCATCAGCCGACAGGTCGGCAATTACCGGAAAAACACCGCTCTTTTACAAATTGCACGAGCTTTTGATCGCAAGCCATTGCAGCATAACGATTTACCCGATGATGGTCCCTTTACTTCTGACCATGAAATCGGGGATAAAAACACCAACGTCAGAGTTTGGCGCCCAGAAGAAAGCAAGCCCGTCTGCGGGTTCGATGAGAGCCTGAGGGACTTTAGCTGGGCCGAGGCACAGGCAGAACGCCGCCGGCAGCGCGAGGCTAAGCGGAGGCAGGCGGCATAGAGACAACCCAGCGAGAAGGGGTTGGGGATGGGGTCGAGGGTCGCTCCCTCGGTTGCTATGATCCAACCCCGCTGCTGGAGGCTTTACGCAGGCAGGGCAAACGGTAAGCCACGCGGCTCATAACCGCGAGATAGTCGGTTCAACTCCGGCGCCTGCAACCAGTTACCCAGCGCCGGCACACAGCCCGGCTTACCTCCATACCGTCTCCGGCAATCCGGGTGCGAGGGATAACGATAGCCGGCAGGCACCGACGCCTCTACGACGATGCGAGGGTCACAAGCCTGATAGCGAGGCGCGGAACGGGTCATCATACCGGTCTACGGCGTGGAGTGGGGAAGCCCCAGCCTCGAAGTTTCAGCCCGCCCCAAGGGAGGGTGGCATAGATTGCGGCAGGCGCCGGCACGATCCAGAGCATTCGAAAGACTGCAGGCGAGCAATCGCAATCATGGACCGGGGGCCGCAACCAGATGGGAGAGAAGCCTATTCGGCCGTGGCGCTCATGTCGCCGAGTATGGCTTTGAAGGCTTCTCTGAGGTTTTCGTATCGATGAAGCATCTGCGCCTTTTCATTCTTCAGGCGCTGGAGAAGCACGAGTTCCGCGTCGGTGACGTCGTTGGACATTGCGCGCAGGCGAATATCGCCTTCGATCTCGCTGATTGCGGCTTGATATTCCAGGACTGCAGCGGCAACGCGCTCTTGGTGCTTTCGTAAAACCAAGTTCATTTCCAGCTATGTCCCTTTGACCTAGCCCCGTCAGCAATGGCGGGGTTTTCTCGTTTCAGGAGAGAACGATGCTCAACTGGCAGACGATGGACAGCGCACCGAGGGATGGCCGCGACATTCTGGTCCTGACGTCTGACTTCGGGATCATTCAAGCCCGATGGGATAGCGCCGCGATCAACTTCTATAAGTCGCAGGAAGGCTGGGCGTCCTACGACCCTGATAACGCGCAAGGTGACTGGGTGGCTCAATTCTGCACCCCGGGCGATACGGACCCGCGCCTCTATTGCGGCGCGACGCCTCAGTATTGGGCCGAGATTGGTGTTCTCCCTGAGATTCACGATATTGCGTTCTCGTCGCTTTAAGTGGCGAGAGCCTGAATTATTGCCGCGGCAAGGGTTACGAGTGCCGTGAGGAAGGCTCCGATGACTGACCAAAGCATGAAGTTAGACTGTCGGCGCATCTCTGCGATGGCCGTTCTCTGCTCTTTGATAGCTGCTAGTTGAGCCTCTAGCGTATGTTTCTGAAGGATGTACAGGCGTCGTTTAATTTCGACATCTCGCCAATACGACATTTGGGAGCCGGGTTCCTCGCCAGCTCTAGAGAAGACCTGGTCATCCGACCATCCTGTCAAATCGCCCCATTGAGACATTCTACCCCCAAGGTTAACCCATGCCAGTCCTGAAAAACGCCCGGCATGAGAAGCTTGCACAAGCCCTTGCCAAAGGGAAGACGGCGACCGAGGCCATGAAAGCGGCCGGGTTCAGTGATCCACGCAATTCGTCACGGTTGACGAAAAAAGACGAAATCGTGCGCCGCGTGGAAGAACTCCAGGCCAAGACCGTCAAAAAGGTCGAGATCACCGTCGACAGTCTCGCCAACGAGCTTGAGGAGGCGCGGGCGCTCGCGCTGAAGGAAAAGCAGTCGTCGGCCGCTGTAAGCGCCACGATGGGCAAGGCGAAGCTCTTCGGCCTTGGGGTGGAGCACCGCCGGCTGTCCGGAACAGTGCAGATTGTCACCATTACCGCCGAACAACTTGGATCGCTGACACGAGATGAACTTGCTCTCCTCGAAGCAGCCTATCCCGTTCTCGAAAAGCTCCGGCTTGTGGGAGGCGATACAGGCAGCGAAAGCGAGACATGAGGTTGATGACCTCAAGGGCGGTTGGGAGGAGGAGAAGCGTAAGTGCGCCTCCGACATCCTCCACTGGTTCGATAAGTGGGTTTGGACATACGACCCGCGATTGGTAGGCAAGCCCGGCGGCGCCTATGTGCAGTTCAAGCTCTGGCCAAAGCAGCGCGAGGCTGTCTTATGGCTCCTCGATCGCATCCGCGCCGAAGAGGAAGGCCTGATCGAGAAAAGCCGTGATACCGGGGCGACCTACATCACGGCAGGCGTGGCGCTTCATCAGTGGCTGTTCAATCCAGGCTTCAAGGCCACGTTCGGCTCGCGCAAGGTCGATTACGTCGACAAGAAGGACAACCCGGACAGCATCTTTGCGAAGATCCGGATCATGGGCCGGCGCCTGCCGCCGGAGATGATGCCGGAAGGGTTCCAGTGGACCCAGCACGACAATTACATGCGCCTTGCTAATCCAGAGACCGGCGCGGTGATATCGGGCGAGGGTGGCGAGGACATGGGCCGCGGTGGCCGATCCTCGATGTACGTGGTCGACGAGGCGGCATTCGTTCCGAACGCTGAGATAGTCGAGAAGGCGCTGTCGGGTAACACCGATTGCGTGATCTGGGTCTCCTCGGTCAACGGTATGGGCAATCTCTTCGCCCGCAAGCGTCACTCGATCCTCAAGCCGCACCAGATCATGCGGGTGCACTGGCGGGATGACCCGCGCAAGACAGAGGAATGGGCAGCCAACAAGCAGGCCAGCTTCTCCGACCCGACCACATGGGCCAGTGAGTACGACATCGACTACAGCGCCTCGGTGGAGGGCATCTGCATCCCCGCCCTGTGGGTGGAGAGCGCAAAGCGGCTTCTCTCTCTGGAGCCGCGCCTGAGGGCGAGCAATGAGGTTGTGCTTGGCGGCGACGTTGGGGCCGGCAAAGCAAAGTCGGTCGTCGTGCCGAGACGTGGGCCGATTATCGACAAACCAAGGCGGCGCGGTGATCCGGATACGACCGGTACAGCCCACTGGATGCTGGATATCGCCAAGGAGACCGGTGCCCGTCGCCTGAACTTCGACGCGCCAGGCGTTGGCGCGGGCGTCTCCTCGACGCTGATGCACAATCCGGCGAACGGTCTGGTGATTGTGGCGGTCAACACTGGATTGCCGCCGACCGGTCGGAAATGGCCGGATGGCCGCACTTCGGAAGAGATGTTCGGGAACCTCAAGGCCGAGGTCTGGTGGCTAACCCGAACGGCCCTGCAGCGGACGCATGAGCATGTCCTCTTCCTTGAGGGCAAGGATGGCGGGAAGGAGCATCCGGTTACCGACCTTATGGCGCTCCCTTCGGGAGACAAGGAAAGCGATCAGCTTTGCCTCGAACTCTCGTTGGTGAAGTGGAACCGGAACGAGCGCGGCAAGATCGTGATCGAGAAGAAGGAAGAGCTTAAGCGCCGGGGCATCAACAGTCCCGATTATGCCGACGCTCTGATGCTCACACGGGTAGACCCGCCGCTTCAGGCGCGCGCCGCTGTTGTAGACACAGGATTCTATTGATGGCCTTTGACCCGACCCTGAAGCATCCGCTGTACGAGGCGTTCTGCCCGTCCTGGCGGCTGATGCGCGATTGCATGGACGGCGAAGACGCTATTAAGCAGCGCGGTGAGGCCTACCTGCCGATGAAGTCGGGCACAAGGGCGATCGATGATCCTGCAAAGCGACAGGCTGCCTATGACGCTTACAAGCTGCGTGCGGAGTTTCCCGAGCTCGTGGCGCCGACCGTGCGAGGCTCGACTGGAACCATTCTCGACAAGCCGGCCGCGATCGAGCTGCCTACTGCGATGGAGCCGCTGAAGCAGAAGGCCACACGAGACGGCCTGACGCTCGATGCACTTCACCGTCGGATCGCTCTCGAACTGCTCGTGACGGGCCGCTATGGAATTCTGCCGGGTATATCGAGCGGGGGCGTTCCTTATCTCGCGGGATACGTCGCGGAGAGCATCGTCAATTGGGACAGTGCGACCAATGGCCAGCCCGACTATGTGGTGCTCGATGAAAGCGGCATCGTGCTGGATCGGGAAAAGAACCAATGGGAAGAAAAGTGCCAGTTCCGCCAGTGCCTGATGGAGGACGGACGCTTCGTCTCCCGCGTCTGGTCGAAGACGGCTTCTCAATGGCTTCCTTCGGATGAGGTGATCGCGCTCGACCGCCGGCAACGGGTGCTGACCGAATTCCCGTTCGTCTTCATCAATGCCAACGACCTTTCACCCACGCCGGATGACGTGCCGCTGTACGGGCTCGGAAAGCTGGCTGTGCGCATCTATCGGCTGGATGCGGACTATGTCTTCGCTCTCCACATGACGAGCGAACCCACGCCTGTCGCCATCGGATTCGATGATCCTGCCTCGGCGGTGAAGGAGGGAAGGGCGCCAACGACGCTCGGCTCATCCAAGCTCTGGCTTCTCCCAGTCGGCGGAGATGCAAAATACCTCGAGTTCTCCGGGCCCGGCCTCGATGCCCAGAAGCAGGCCATACAGGATGCCCTCGCACGGGCTGTCGTGTTCGGTGCCCAGATCCTCATCGACACTGCCAAGACGGCAGAGAGCGGCGAGGCGAGACGTCTCCGACTCGGCAACCAGACCTCCACCCTCAAGACGATCGCGATGAACAGCGCATCCGGCCTTGAGCGTGCGCTGAAAAACCTCGCCCGCTGGATCGGTGAGGATCCGGAAAAGGTGAAGGTCACGCCGAACCTCGATTTCTTCGATCGCTCGCTGAGCGGTCAGGAGCTTACGGCGATTGTCTCGGGCTGGCAGTCCGGCGCCTACTCCTGGCGCTCTGCATTCGACCGCCTCCAGAAGGGCGGCATCATCCCCGACGGCCGCACGCCTGAGGAGGAGCTTGAGATGATGGATCAAGACGAATTCGACCGCGACGGCTCGGAGGAGCGCGCGGCGATGAACCTGCCGTCGAACAGGGCGGCGGAATAACCGGCCCGCGAGGCGGGCATCCAACCCGAAAGGAAAGCCGATGGCTCTCAAGAGCGTTTACACCTCCGCGGATGACATTCCGGAGGAGCACAAAGCCTTTTACCGCGAAGATGGCGATAAATACGTCATCGACATCGAAGGGATCGATGATCACCCCAAGGTGCGCGGCGTCATCACCGCCAATCGCGAGAACATCCGCAAGCGGGATGAATACAAGGCCAAGCTGTCCGAACTGGAGGGCAAGGTCTCGACACTCCCCGAAGATTTCGATCCTGACGAATGGGCACGCCTGAAAGCAGGTGAGGGCGGCAAGCCCGACGAGGCCATCCAGGCGCTCAAGGATCAGCATGCCCGCGCCATCGAAGCCCTGAAGCAGAAGCACGCCAGCGAGCTTACGGCGAAGGATCAGCAGATCGGCGAGCGTGACAGTTACATCGACCGCACCCTTGCGGACGGTGGCCTGAAGGATGCGCTTCTGGACGTTGGTGTCGATCCCGACCTGCTCGATGGCGCCCTTGCCAGCCTTCGCCCGAATGTGAAGGTCCAGCGCGCCGAAAATGGAGACCGCAAGGCGATCGTTGAGACTGACCTTGGCGAGATCGGTGTGCCGGAGTTCGTCAAGGAATGGGCTTCCGCCAAGGGCAAGGCCTATCTTGGCAAGCCGTCCGGTCCTGATGCCCAGGGCAACAACGGCAATAGCCGCGGCAAGACCCTTCCCGCCGGTAGTTTCGGCGGCGACAAGAGCGAACGCACCAAGGCGATCGCTTCGAAGTTCCCGGAGCTTGCTCAAGGCTAAGCTTCGGTCTGGCTGCCCTCGATGGGGTGCAGCACTCGGCGCGATGCGCCAACACCCGCCGACCACCGGCACCCCACATCATCAACATCACCATGAGGTAAAGCCATGTCTCTCTCGCAGATGCAGGTGTTCAATAAGTATTTCATGCCTGCAACTATCGAAACGCTCGCCCAGATGGTCGAGAAGTTCAATGCAGCGTCCGGCGGCGCGATCCGCCTGACCACGGAAGGCTTCGAAGGCGACTTCCTTCAGGAGTCCTTCTATGCCGCGATCCACTCCGCACGTCGCCGTGTGGACCGCTATTCGGCGAATGGCGATGCCGCCGCGACCGATCTGACGCAGCTCAAGCACTCCTCGGTTAAAGTGGCCGGCGGCTTCGGCCCGGTCCGGTTCGAGCCGTCGCAGATGACCTGGCTCAACAAGCCGACCGCCGAGGGCGTGGAGGTGGCGTCCCGCAACTTCGCCGAGGCTCTGCTGCAGGATCAGCTCAATACGGCAATCGCCGCTCTCGTCGCTGCTATCAGCAACCAGGGAACCGCCGCCACCGTTGACGTCTCCGCGACGAAGAAGGTCGACTATGTGGCGGTCAATGACAGCCATGCGCTGTTCGGCGATCACTCGCCCCTCCTGGTGGCGCAGGTCATGGACGGCGCGACCTATCACGGCTTCATCGGTCAGAACCTCGTCAACAACGAGACCTTGTTCCAGGCGGGCAACGTCCGTGTTGTCGATATCCTCGGCCGGACGGCTGTGGTGACCGATGCTCCGGCTCTCTACAGCGCTGCGGAAGTCGGCCCTCCGGCCGTGCCGGCAAAGCGCCGTGTCCTGTCGCTCGCTGCCAACGCGGCCATCGTCCACGACAGCCGCGACATCATCTCGAACATCGAGACGAGCAACGGCAAGGAGCGCATCGAGACCACCCTGCAGATCGATTACACCTTCGGTCTGGGTCTCAAGGGCTACACCTGGGACGAGGCGAACGGCGGCAAGTCTCCGACCGATGCCGAACTGGCGACCGGTTCCAACTGGGACAAGGTGGCCTCTTCCATCAAGCACACGGCCGGCGTTATCGCGATCGGCCAGGCGTGATCAATCACGAGGGGCGGGCAAGCGCTCGCCCCTTCGTCCCTCTATCTGAAAGGATCCTGCCGTGAGCAAGGAACGCAAAGTGATCTATGAGCGGCATCCGGTCTCCCCGGAGCGCAAGAAGGAACTGATGTCGCAGGGCTTCAAGATCATCGACGCTGTGTTCGCACCGCCGGGCACCGAGGTTTCTTCCGGCCAGCCCGCAGCAGTCGAACCCGCTGATGGTCTTTCCGACGACAAACTCCGCGCCGCCATCGAGGCTGCCACCGGCAAGAAGCCACACCATGCAGCAAAGCGGGAAACCCTGCTCGCTCGGCTCAACGAGATCACGGAGGCGCGGCAGAATGAAACCGCGTCGAATGGTCTGACCCGCCGCGAGATCGAGGCCGACCTGATCGCCATGGCTGTCGAGTTCGACCCGAACGATACCCTCGATGATCTCGGCGCCCTGCGCGACCTCGAACGCGAGAAGCGAAACGGCTGATGCCTCGCGACATTGCCGCCGTGAACCGCAGCCACATGATCGCCGTCACCGATGATGGATTGGTCTGCGAGATCACCACCATGTTCGACGCTGACGGCGAAGAAACAGACGACTTCAATGCGGCGATCGTGGGTATCGCTCCCGTCGGCGACGATGAGTGGTTCGCGGTGGCTTTCGAAGACTATGAGACGGTGAGGGTTCATTGATGCTTTCGTACACCACACTCGCCGTCACACTGGCCGAAGCTGACGCCTATGCTCAAGCCCGTGCATGGACAGCATGGACTGGCGAAGAGGCGGCAAAGATGGCCGCTCTCCGCCGTGGCCAGGACTATATCGCGAGCACCTATAACGGGCGCTGGAGCGTCGAGTTCGACGATACCAATGCACCGCCCGAGGTGAAATACGCGATCATCGAGGCCGCCTACCGCGAGATCGTCACCCCTGGCTCTCTCGCCCCGGATTACGTGGCCGCAAAGTCGATCACTCGCGAGCGGGTGAAGGTTGGCGCGATCGAGGAGGAGTACGACTATACCGGCGCAGTCTCTGCAGCGTCAGTTCGGCCCCAGATCGCGATCATCGACAATCTGCTTGCTCCATACCTCAGGCAGGCGTTCGGCGCTTCTGTCGACCTGTTGAGGGTTTAGGCCGCTTGGCCTCATGCCCGCCGAGGGTGTTGGTGGTTTAGAAGACTGCCAAGTATCTGAGCAGGGAAATGATGCCGATGATGACGACGATGACCTGGGCGATCTGACGAACCCGGCCGTCGAGCGGCAGGCGGTTGATTAGATACAGAACCAGCACGATTACCAGGAAGGTGATCAGGATGCTGATGAGGACGGACACACCCATAGGCGATTAGCTCCTTGTGCTGCGCGGGAATGCGCATGCTTGGAATACCTATGCGCGAAACTGAAGAAGGAAAGGGGCGCTGATGCCCAACGCCCTCTATGCCCGGCTGCAGGCCACCGGTGACAAGCTGATCAGCAAGTTCGGCAGCCCGGGGAAGATCATCAATACCTACGCACCGGTGGAACCTGTTGACCCGGTGGAGGGCGGTGAGCCCACTTATCCCGCTCACGACTGCCGCGTGGTTATCATGTCCTACGATGCAAGGTACATCAATGGCAGCACGATCCTCGCGAATGACGTTCAGGTCTACATCTCCGCCATTGGCCTCACCGTAGAGCCTCAGACAGGCATGTACGTCACCGCCGGGGGGAAGACGTACCTGATCGTTCACATTGATCCCAACCGTTTCGACGGCCAGACACCGGTCGTTTATGTCTGCCAAGGAAGGACAGCATCATGAGCAAGCAAGTCAAAGTCGAAGTCGCCATGAAGCACGCCGGCAAGAAGGTCGGCGAAACCTATGAGACCTCGCCACTTCGCGCGGGTGCGTTGGAGCGGATCGGCTTGGTGAAGCCCGCCAATCAGGCCGCTGCAAAGTCTGTCGAGAAGGCCCATAAGGCTGATTGATGGCAACTCTTCGCCAGAGGCTCGGTGAGCTTATCGAGAAGCTTGAGCCTGAGACCGAGCGGGCATTCCTCGAAGCGGTCGAGGACATCAAGAGCGAGATCATCCTTCGCGAGATCGTGGAGCGGCTGGAGCGGCAGGACATCGAAGGGGCTATCGAAGCCCTCCACATCGAGCCGAGCGCCTTCCGGCCGCTCTCTGAGGCGCTGAGGCAGGCATTCAATCAGGGTGGCATTCTCACCATCCAGAACATGCCGCGGCTTTCTGATCCGATGGGTGGCCGAGTGGTTCTCCGGTGGAACACACAGAACCAACGGGCGGAGGCGATCATTCGTGAATTGTCGTCTACGGCGATAACGAACATCACCGAAGACACCCGTCAAATGGTTCGGGAAAAGATCGAAGCGGGGTATGCTCTTGGGCAGGGACCGCGAGCCATAGCGGTCGACATCGCGGGCCGCATGAACCGCATAACAAAGTCCTTAGAAGGCGGGTTGCTTGGTGTCACCGCGCAGCGGGCTCGCACAATTGAGAAAGCACGCGTGGCTCTACTGACCGGCGACGTTGAAGGGATGAAGCACTATCTAACGCTTTCTCGTCGCGATAAGCGCTTCGACCGCACCATCGTCAGGGCGATCCAAGAGAAGCAAGCTTTGCAGCCTGATCAGGTTAGCCGCGTGATCGCGACACTTCGTGACCGATACGTCAGGGCACGCGCGGAACTGATCGCCAGAACCGAGACAATGACCTCGGTCATGGCCGCAAAGCATGAGGCATATCAGCAGGGGCTCGACGCCGCCGGCCGGGATGCAAGCCTTGTTACCCGCAAGTGGCGTTCTGCGGGCGACCGTCGCGTCCGACACACGCACATGGTCATGAACGGGCAGGTGGTGCAGGGCATGGATCTGGCCTTCCAGTCACCATCTGGTGCCATGCTCAGGTATCCGGGGGACACGAGCCTCGGCGCCGGCCCCGACGAAATCATCGCTTGCCGGTGCGACGTTGAATATACCTTTGACTTCGCGGAGGCATATGCCCGATCGAGAGGACGATGATGGACGATCTCGAAGCTATCCGAAAACTGCTGCCGCTTGCACGTCAGAAGACAAAGGGATCTGTCGATCCTCTTTTCGATGTCATTATGGATGGTGAAGCCCTGCTCACTGGGAGGCCGACGCTCGGCGGCACGACAGCTTCCACGGTGCGAAGATGGCTTGAAGAGGCCATCGAGCGTCGATGAGCTTTGCTGCTACGATATCGGATTGGGGCAGGGAGGAGATGGAACGGCAAGAAGCAATCTTCCAGACTGCAGCGCAGATGGTCGCCAACGAGGTTCGGGTGCCGCTTTCTGAAGGCGGCAGGATGCCGGTGGATTTGGGCAACCTTCGCCGCTCGCTGGAAGCATCGACTGCTGCCATGCCGACGGTGAAGCCCGAGCAGACGGAGTTCGCGGCAAGCGCGATCGAGATGGTTATCGCCGGAGCGGAACTCGGTTCCTCGATCTATCTCGGCTTTCAGGCTGCCTATGCCCTTCGCATGAATTACGGCTTCGTTGGCGTCGATGCCCTTGGCCGCACATACAACCAGCCCGGATATGGTTTCGTGGATGCAGTAGCCCAGAGATGGCCGCAGATCGTCACGGAAGCGGAGGCGAAGGTTCGGAGCCGGTACGAGGGCGGCTCTGCTCTGCCAGCATGATCAACATCGCACGCTGCACCAGATTGGTGTTGCCCCGAAACATCTCAATCACAGCCTGACCACCTTCAGTGGCGCCCTTCTGTCCCTTGAACAGGTCTGCGGCCTGGTCGAGCAGGGCATAGATTTCGCGATCGGTGAGCGGTCGGTCGGCCATAGGAGAGACATACAGCATGGCTGATACCCCTGAAAAGGTGATTTATCAGGCGCTGCTTGTGGCGGTGCAGGCGCTGGTTCTGCCGACCGGATGGGAGAAGGCACTCCCAGGCGTGGCTTATTCCCCGACGCCGACGAGCCGCTTCGTCTCATTCGAGATTCACTTCAATGCGTCGATCGAGACGGACATCTCTCTTGAGATGGACCCGATCCGGCAAGGTTTCGTCCGGGGCAACGTCATGTTGCCGAAGAGCCGTGCGGTCGTAGACGCCTACGAGATCGCCGGCCAGGTAAGGGCGGCATTCAAGCGAGGCACTAAGCTATACCGCGAACCAGTGCAGGTCCGGTTTGATGAAGACCCTGCGCTCGCGAACCTCATGACCTCAGACACGCATCATCAGGTGCCGGTGACCGCCTTCTGGCGCTCATACCCGCAAGTTCCGGCCTGATTGGCCTGCCGTCTCCCGCGCCTTCGGCAAGCGCAATCAGACATGAAAGGATTGAGCTATGGCTCAGCTTTACCCGGTCGCCGGTGCGAAGATTTTCCTCGGTCCGGCCGTCACCTCTGTGCCCGACGATGCAGACCTCGATGCTGCGGACTTCGCGTCGGTCGTCTGGACCGAAATAAAAGGCTGGCAGACGATGGGCGCCATCGGTGACAACGCCACGCTGATCACCGAATCCATCATCTCCAGCGGTCGCGACCTCAAGGCGAAGGGCACCCGCAACGCCGGCTCGATGCAGAACAATTTCATCATCATGCCGACCGATCCGGGGCAGATCGCACTGATCGCCGCCGAGAACAGCCCGCACAACTTCCCCTTCAAGATCGAGTTCGACGATGCGCCGCCTACGGGGCCGGCACCAACGCCGACAACGAAATACTTCTACGGGATCGTGATGACCTCGCAGGAGCAGGGTGGCGGCGCCAACACCGCGCGCATCATCTCCGGCAACATCGAGATCAACTCGGCGATCATCACCGTACCGGCTGACACGGGTGTCTAATGACTGAGAACAGCACGGTCAGCCTCGACCGCTTCGAGGCATTGGTACAGTCCCAGGAAGAGGGCATTGAGTTCGACCTCCTGGATGAAATGGGGCAGCCGATCGGTCTCAAGGTCGGTCTCGTGGGACCGGACAGCAAGCGAGCCCGCAAGGCTCAGGCTGAAGTGGCCTCCGAGTTCGCAAAGCGAGCAGAGGAGCGCGGAAGCCTCCATCCGTCCGAAGGCGAGGATGACGAGCGCATGGCTGCGTACCTCGCCAAGGTCACCACCCATTGGGCGCCGAACCCTTCGATTGGCGGCAACGCTGTCCTCTTCAGTGAGGAGAACGTCCGAAACTTCTACACCCGGTTCCGGATGTTCATGGAACAGGTTCAGATGCGAGCGGTGCGCCGCGGCCCTTTCGCCAAAAGCTCGTCGAGCGGCTCTGTCAGCTCATCGCAGACCAGCACGACGGGAAGAAAATCGAAGTCCCGGCGGCAGGCGAGCAGGTCTGGTACTGGTTCCGGGAACTAGACACTCAGCGCCAGGGCAACGGCTTCGGTCTGAATGCCCTGGGCTTCCGTGAAATCAAGGCATGGGCTGATCTCCGCGAGATCACGCTCTTGCCTTGGCAGTTGGACGCCATCCTTGCTCTCGACCTGAAGCGGCGCGCCGTAGCGGCCGAGCAAAAGGGTGACAAGCCGAAGGATCAGGTGTCGGCCCGCCCGCTCACTTCCCGTCTATTCGATGCGCTCTTTCCCGGCAGGACTTCCAAATGACCGCAGCAGTCCTTGGTTTCAAGATCGATAGCTCACAGGCTCCGTCCGCAGCCGTCGATCTGGAAAAGCTGTATGCCGCAGCGACCAAGATGGAAGCGGCTGCCGATAGCCTGGAGGCCACGTTCAAGGGCCTGAATACGGCCCTCGGTCAGACCGGGCAGGGTGCGGAAAAGGCGAAGACCGAAACCGATCGCGTCGGCCGATCCTTCCAGCAACAGGACGATCACGTCCGGGCTTTCCGGATGGAGCTTGAGCGGCTGACGATGAAGTATCAGCCGCTTGCCCAGGCCACCAAGAGCTATGAGGCATCTGTTGCAGAGATCAACCGGGCTCACCAGCTCGGGGTTATCAACGCCGATCAGATGCGCCGGGCGCTTGAGCAAGAGCGGATGGCATTCGAGCGGCTGAAGACGTCGGCGACGACGGCAAGCGCCGCGGTGCAGGCTGCAAACAATAACAATCGCCCGAACCTTCAGGGCTTCAATGCCGCCAACGCCGGTTATCAGTTCCAGGATATCGCCGTCACGGCGGCGATGGGTATGAACCCGCTGATGATCGGCCTTCAGCAGGGCACTCAGCTTGCTTCCGTCGTCGGATCGATGGAGAGGCCTGTTGCTGGCTTGGCGGCTGCCTTCACATCGCTCATTAGCCCGGTTTCGCTGGTGACGATTGGCCTCACGGCCGGCGCTGCTGCACTGATCCAGTACGGCTCCGCGTGGTTCTCTGGCGGCGCTGATGACATCTCCGGCAACCTTGAAGCCCAAAACGAGCTTATCGCGCGTGTGGCCGAACGGTGGGGGCAGGCTACCCCGGCCCTGAAGGCGTATGCCGATCAGCTCGAACGCGCGCGAGAGGTCTCCGAGGTTGAGCAGGCGGTGACCGTCCGCAGCGGTCAGGAATACGAAAAGATCGCGACTCAGCTAACGACCTTCTCGGATCGCTATTCGGACTTCGTATCGGTTCTCACCGCGGCGTCGAATGCGACTGGCTCGCAGCGCACCGAGATATCCGAACTCGGCACAGCCTACGTCACCTTGCAGGAGCGCATTGCGGCCAACAAGGCGACCGTCGAGGACTTCGACCGCGTCAGGTCCGCGGCCACCCGCGCGATGGCGATGGAAGGAGCCGACGAACTCGACATCTTCAAGTCCGGCATGGACGAGCTTACCGCCTCGACCGCGAAGGCACGCGAAGAGCTTCAGAAGCTTCAGATCGATAGAGCGATCGCGCTGAACTCTGAACATCCGAGCCGTGGCACTTATGGCGGGCTCGTGCGCGATCCGAATGGACGGATACAGGGTGATAGCTTTCCTCTCCCGGAGAGCGGCCCGACGATCCAGCGGCGCCCCTCGGATCTCGACCGTGCTCCTGATGGGGACGCTGCCTATGTCATGAACTCGGATGGCCGGCTCGTTCCGGTGCCGATCCCTGGCCGCAGACCGAACTATTTCGAGCGCGAGGCAGAAGCGCCATCCTTCCGTCAGTTCCGAGCCAATCGGAATACTGCCTGGGATAGGTCCATCATCGAGGAGGAGTTGCGCCGCCGAGAAATGGGAGAGGTTTTCAAAGGCTTCTTCACGGATTTCGGGGCCGAACTGCGCCGGAATGGCGGTGATCTTGGCAAGGCGCTGATGGAGAGCCTGAGCAGCGCGGCCATGGAGGCAGCCTCGCAGGCCTGGGAGAAAGTCGGCAACATGGCCGCCAACTTCCTCGTGAACGCGGTCATGGGGCAGCCAAGCACCGGCTTGCTGCATAAAACCATCGGCTTCACTGGCGCCAATACGACGCTGGGCGAAATCCTCGGTGCTGGAACCAGCCTGCCGGCGAATGACAATGTCGCGGGTGGGTTCTCGGGCCTCTCGGCGGTCACCGGCGGCATGTCGAGCATGGCGGCATATCGGGACGCCATCGCCTCGATCGAGAGCCGTGGCAGCGGTGGGTATTCCGCCCTCGGGCCTTGGACGCGTGGTGACCGTGCCTATGGTCGTTACCAGATCATGGGCAACAATATCGGTCCTTGGTCAGAGGCGGCGCTCGGCCGGCGGATCGGCGCTTCCGAGTTCATGGCGAGCCCGTCGCTGCAAGATCAGATTTTCGATCATCGCTTCGGTTCCTACGTGGACAAGTTCGGGCCGGCTGGTGCCGCTCAGGCGTGGTTCGGCGGCCCCGGCTCTGTAGGCAAGGGCGCCGGTTGGACCGACGTGCTCGGCACCAGTGGCTCGGCGTATGTCGAGAAGTTCAACAAGGCCCTGGGCGGCGCGACGGAAAATCTCTCCGGATTCGGCCAGGGGCTCGGGCAGATCGGGCAGGCAATGTCCACCAGCTTCTTTCCGGCAGCCCCGGCTGCTTCTGGGGGCGGTGGTGGTTTCTTCGGCTGGCTCGGCGGTCTATTCGGCGGCGGTTCGCAGTGGAACCTTGCGAAGTCAGGTGCGATCACCGGCCTGTTTGCCAACGGGACGAACTATGCACCGGGCGGTCTGGCTGTCGTAGGCGAGAAGGGACCGGAGTTGGTCAACCTGCCTGCCGGTTCTCAGGTCTTCGACACGAACCGGAGCGCGCGGATGATGGGCGGCAATGACAAGGGCGGCGGGAACCAACGCCCGCAGATCAATGTCTATGTGCAGGGTGCGAACTCCGATGAGCAGATCCGGGAAATGTCCCGTCAGGGCGCCCAGGAAGCCATCTACCAGTACAACCAGAACCAGGAACGCGGCGGGTTCGGGGATAATCAGCAGAAATTCAATGCTCGGAAAGGCTGATCGATGGCAGTCTACATCAACCAGCCTATGTTTCCGGTCGATTATCTCCGACCCACCCGCGCCCGCTTTGATAATCCCGGCAGTGGCATAGACGGCGGTGTTAATGGAGTGGGTGAAGCTATCAGCGTCGAAACCTCGGGGGGCGGGATCATCACCGCCTCCTATGAGGGGCTGGTGCTGGAGGGTCCGGACGAGCGGCACGAAATCCTGAATTGGCTTGGCGCGCGCCTGAATGGCGGGTTCCGGTTCATCAACGTGCCTATCGTCAACGACAAAATCGGACCTTTCCCGGTCATCAACGGCGCTGTGCGGCCGATCGTGAAAGGCATCCCGCATTCGGATGGGTCGTTCTTCTCCGATGGCTCCGGCTATTCGCAGGCAACGGTATGGGGCGAGTTGACGGCATCGGCAGGGCTCAATGCCGGGATTATCTCCATGCGCGTCTACGGGGCCGCCAGACCGCTGCGCTGGTCTGACTGGTTCTCGATCTATCATCCCACGAAGGGATGGCGGGCCTACCGGTATTGGGAGGTGCAGGACAAGACAGACGAGGAGAACCCCGTCTATCGGTTGGCGATCTCTCCTCCATTGCGCGAGGCAGTGCCGGCCGGAACCCGCGTGGAATTGGCCCGGCCCACCTGCGTCATGAAACTGCCCAAGGGTGTGACCGTGCCGTGGGAATACGAGGCGTATTATTCCGCGCGGCCTAGCATCCAGTTCACGGAAGCATTCTGATCCATGGCCTTCAGTGTTGAATATGTGCCGGCGCACGTCATCGAGGCGATGCGCGGAAGCCATCAGCTCGGCGTGTTCCTGAGAGTGGACACTGACCCGGCGCTGCATCTTTGGTTCGGCGTCAACGACGTGCCGATCGGCTTCGACGGGATCGACCCTGATGGGACAGTCTATCTCGGCGGAGGCCGACTGGTCGGTATTCCTTCGCTCGAGGTGCTGGTGAACGGGACGTCTGATGCGGTGGACTTCACCGTCTCCGGCATTGATCCGGCTACCGGCGGCAAGATGATCGACAGCATCCCGCCGGTACGAGGAAAGCTCGTTCAGATCGGGCTTACGACGCTGGACGAATACTTCCAGCCGATGAGCAAGGTCATCCCGATTTGGACCGGGATCGCATCGCATCCGAAGGAAGGTCGGCCGGCAGTCCGTGCCGGGGAGACAGCCACACTCTCCCTGAGCCTGGCGGTCGTCGCTGGGGAGAATACCCGGTCCCGCCCTTCTCGGGCGCTTTGGTCGGACGCCATGCAGCGCTCGATCTATCCGACAGACGCATTCTGTGACGGCACGGCCCGGCTTGCTCGTGGCGTTCAACCGGCGTGGCCGCACTTTAGCTGAGGCATCATGAACATCCATGAATTCTTGGGCCTGCCGCATCGGTTCAGATGGGGCGGGGTAGGCGGCGACGACTGCATGACATTCCCGGCATCGTGGGCACTCGCCATTGTCGGTATCGACCCGGCCGAGGAGCTTCGCGGAACCTATCGAACCCGTGCGGAGGCGCACGCGATCGTGGAGGCGTTCGGCGGGCCGCTAGCCTTCATGGACCATCACCTGCTCAAGATCGGCGCCAAACGCGTCCAGCGGGCGGAGACGGGCGATATTGGCCTTGTGATGATGCTGGCAGGTGACAGCCCGGAGGAAGCGATTGTCACGGAAGTAGGAGCCGTTCGCTTTGGCCCCTTGTGGGCATCGATCGCCCCCGGCGGTGTGCGAGCAACGAAGGCCGATACCGTTGCGGCGTGGAGGCTGCCTTGCTGAGAGATGAAAGGTTTTATCAGCAGGCCTATGCGGATCCGCTGGACCGCGCGATCTGGGAACCGGTTCTGCGCAAGACGACGGTGCTTTACCCGATTGCTCGGCGTGACCCGATCTTTACGCCGATATTCACGTCACTCTTCAGCGCCATCGGGTTCAGCGCCACGACCGCCGCCTTTCTTGGCGCGGCGACGACGGCGATTGCCACGACCGCGCTCTCGATCGGTATCCAGGCACTGCTTGCTCCCCGGCCTCCGAAGCCGGAAGACGGCAAGGTGCCGAAGATGCAGTCCGTTCCGCATCGCTGGTGGGGAGTAGGGCGAAACCGTACTGGCGGCGCCTTCATGCTCTGGGAAGCCAAGGGGAGCGCTCTATGCGCCGTTCAGGCTATCCGTGGGCATCGCATCAAGTCGATCAACCGGTTCTGGTTTCATGACGACGAGGTGACGATCGACGCCAACGGGTTCGTGCAAGGGATCGGCTCGCGCTATGCCAATGACCGGGCTCAGATCATGTATCGGCTCGGCCTTGTGCCGGAAGTGCCATACGGGCCAATCGTCAGCATCTTCGGCCCAGGCGGCATATGGACGAACAACCACCGCGGCGACGGGCAGGCGTCGGTCGCCTACATCGCCCGGAACTCGTCAGAGACCAAGCAGCAGAAGCGCTTTCCGTTCGGGCCACCGCAGCTTTCAGTCGAAACCGACGATGCTTTCGTTTGGGACCCTCGCGACCCTGCGCAGGATCCTGAGAACCCCGCCACATGGACATGGTCGCGCAATTCGGCGCTGATCATGATCTGGCATCAGTGCTTCAACGAGTTCGGCCACCGCCGGGATTACAAGCGGGCAATTCTTCCGGTTCTCGATATGTGGATCGAGGAAGCGAATGTCTGCGACGAGCTGGTGCCGCTCAATGGCGGCGGCTTTGAGCGGCGCTATGAGTGCAACGGCTTCGACACGACGGAGAATGACCCGAAGGCAGCGACGAATGCCATCCTGGCGTCCTGCGACGGCTGGATATGCGAACGCGGTGACGGTGCGCTCCTCTTTACGGTCGGCAAGTTCCGCGAAAGCCGTGTTGCCACGCTGACGGATGCCGATCTGGTCGGGCATCAGATCCAATACGACGTTCTCTTCGAGGACGAGATCAATCGCCTCATACCGAAGTTCACCTATCCGGCCGTTGGCTATGCCACCTCGGATACGGACTTCTTCGAGGATGTCGATGCTCAGGTCACCGCCGGCCGGGTGCTGGCCCAGGATGCGATTTACCAGTGGGTGCAGCAGTGGCGACAAGCGCGCCGGTTAGGCATCCGCGACTGGCGGCGCCTTCAGCAGAAGGTGACAGGCTCGCTCGATGTCCGGCTCTCCGGCATCAACGCGGTCTATGCCCGGTGGGTGAGGCTGAACACGCCGATCATGCTGCCGAGACTGAATGGGAAGCTGATCGAGAACCGGAAATCAGTCCTGTCGCTGCTCAATGGCGGGTTCAGCATGGATATCATGCTGCATCCAGAGAACATCGATGCATGGAACCCGGCGACGGACGAGGGGAGGCAGCCTCCGGTTCCGCCAAAGGTCAACGCCGAAGATGTCCCGACGCCGGTCATCAATCTGGTGCAGGCGAGGGCAAGCGGAGGCTCGGTCTATATCCGCGTCGTGATCATCGACCCGGAAGACGACAGCCTTACGCCGATGGTCCGCTATCGCGTGGCAGACAGTGGCTCGGGCACGCCGGGCGCCTGGGTTCAGCAGAGGTTCGATGATGCCAGCCCGCAAGGCGGATACATCGACCTCGCAACGCAGACCGTGCCCGCCGATCAGAATGTCGACGTCCAGGTGGCCTTCATCCCGCCCGACGGCGATCCGGGTGAATGGTCGGTAACGGAAACCGTCTTCACGGCGGCCGATCCGAATCCCCCGGCAGCAGTAACCGGAGTGTCGGTCTCGCCTGGCGCCGGGCAGGCGACCTTCTCATGGATCGGCGGCAATAGCGGCAACTATGCCGGAGCCAAGATCTACCACAACACTGTCAACAGCTTCGGCACGGCCAGCTACGCCGGGCCAGTGGAATATGGCGCGGCGAACTCGCCGGACTCCGCCAGCCGGAATTTCCCGGCCGGAACTCGCTACGGCTGGATCGTGGCAGTCAACCGTTCGAACATCGAAGGAACACCCGTTCCTGCCGGTCCCTTCAACGTCACCTGAGACAATCCGGCCTGGCGAGCGCCACGGCCAACGCATGGAGATTTGAATGCCCTTCGATCCCAATCCCCAGCTCGTATATGCCGATGGCCCGGTAAATGATCCCTACGAGCCAAACAAAGCCGACATTCGGAAGATTTGGCAGCAGGTCGAACAGGCAATCGACGCATATACGTCGGGTGCAGGCACGATCGCGAAGCAGACGATCACGCAACTCAATGCTGACCTTGCGCATGCCGCCGATACGACTGCATGGGTCTACAACGACCCGAATGTCGCAAACAACGGCATCTATAGGAAGCTCGGCGCCTCTGGCGTTGGCTCCTGGGTGCGCATCCTCCCGCTCCCGTTCAGCTTCATCATTGCGACGAACCTCGGCGCAGGTTCTCCCAATGCAATCCTGGCGACAACATCAATTCCGGTTTCCAATGCGGCATTGATCATTCTCAACATCGCCGAAGACTACTCTGGCACCTCTGCCACCGTCAGCTTCAACAATGGCGCGCCGCTAACGATCAAAAGCAACTCTGGTGCTGACGTGCTGCGCCTCACCTCCGGGCAGATGTTGCTCGGTGTGATCTCGGGCACCACCTTTCGGTTGGCAAGCGACGAAGCAATTGCAGCTTTGATTTACGGCGCGAGAGATCAGGCTATTGCTGCGCGAGACGCGGCGGAACAGTACCGAGACGAATCTGAGGCAGCTCGCGATATTGCTGCTGGGTATGCATCTGATGCCGTGAGCCAAGGCAATGTCCCAATCTACGCTACGCTTGCTGGCCTCGGAGCCGTGGAAATCCCGGTTGGGATAAATGGCATCCGTGTCAACGGTCGAAATGCCGCCGGAGACGGGGAGGGCGGACTATACGTTGATACCGACAACGGAAGCAGTGATACCGGTGTCTCGGGCGGGGCGACTGCGAGAACGTGGTATCGAGCTGAAGATGTATCTGGTACTCGGTTCACTTCCGATGTTTTCGAGATATTGACACCTCTTGGGGATTCAATTCAGAGCCTCGGGGGCAATTCCGGGACGGTCGGCGCCATCAATGTGAAGCGGTTCTCTGCATCGATATCTGATGCAGGCGGCCTCTTTCGATGGAACTCCTCGCGCGTGCGGGCCGATCATGACGGCCTCAATGTGATATCGCCAACCGTACCCACATGGGACGACGCCCTCGCAAATCTTCCGGCTTACCTGACCGGAGAGGACGACACCGCGCCCTCTTCGACCGGTGTCTGGGAAAGGATTGGTCTGCCTTATCGATCCCCTAATGCTCGATACAGGGAAATCCTGTCTCGGCTTGCTGGAGGGGCAAGTATCGAAATCGCGTGCTTTGGAGATAGCACCACGGAGGGCTTGGGCTCCTCTGCTTGGGTCGCCCGCTCTGGAGACCCCGCGACGTATAACCCCGTAACGGCTTACCCGGCGCAGCTGCAGCAGCTTCTTCGCGATATGACTGGGGCAGCATCCGTGACTACCCACAACTGCGGTTGGAGCGGGCGGGCCGTCGTGGATCAGTGGGCGATTAACAATTACAAAATGGCCGTCCTCGACCCATTCGGGGCCCCAGACCTTGTTATTGTAGCGTTCGGGATCAACGATCGGGGAATCGCCGGCTACACCAGAGACAAGTTCTATCGAGAGCTTCTGCGCCTATGCAGCCTGATCTTGCTGACCGGGTCCGTTCCGTTGATCATGAGCACCGATATTCAGGTGCATAATAGCCAGGTGCGGTCTGACTACTCGCTCGGTACGGAAGTCCGCGAGGTCCAGTTGGCAGTGGCCGATGCACTCGACCTGCCTTTCTTCGATATGCACAAGGGCCTTTCCAATTTCTTCCGGAATAATAGTGACTGGCTCGGAGGGTGGCTGCAGAGGCAGCTTGACCAGACGCATGGCGACGATCATTTCTATGCGGCTAAGGCGAGCTTGCTTGCGGTGGAGTTTTTGCCAGAGCGGGTGATGAGAGTAGATTCCTCGCGGACCTGGATAGCCCCTTGGGCAAGCCAATCGAAGCCCGTCAATCGCTCAGGAAACCTTGGCACTTATCCCGACAGCAATACTCAGATCGGCGGGAACGGACTTTTCCCACCGGCGAGCTATGCCGTAGGCGATCGAATTATCGATACCTGGGTATGGAATGATGGACTGCCGGACGGCGCGATCGCATACCGTGGATTGATCAGTAACGACGAAATCAGCACAACATCAGCAAACTGGAGCGACATCTTAGTGGACGCTCGCTCTTACTATAACTTGCCGATCACCAGTAAGAAGCCGCTCAACAGTGGTTTCGCCGGTGGGGCAGAATTCTGCCAGACCGACCGGCCACAGATCGTCAGCGGCTTGCCGAAGGGGCTTGTGCGAGCTTCGTTTCGCGTCAATCAAGTTCTTGCCGCGGCTCGTGTCGCCGGTCACTTCGAGTTCATCCCGCAGTTTGAATGGGCGGGTGGCAATGTGAAGCTTACCACGCCTATTCCGGATAGGGTCTCCATCATCCCCGTCGCACCAAGCAGCTTCAAGGTTCAGCATGTCCTGGTCGACAAAGCTTACAACAATCTGATCCAGTTCGGCCCTTCGTCGGGCCAAGCAAGCGGATTTTACACGGAGATCTATTGGCCAAAGGAAACGGGCATCGTCATCCTTGACGGGCCTGGCATGTATTTCCCTGGCAGTCCGCATACCGGCATAAGCCCAAAGGGTGACGATTACCGAGTGGGGTGCGTGATTTTCAGGGCCAACGACGACACAATGAGAATTATGCGGATGGCCCATAGTGTCCGAACTGATCAGGTTTGGGTTGAAACGCTGGCTACCGGTGCCCCGTTGGGATGGACCACAGACGACCAAGCAATTGAGATTTCGTTGTGGCAGGACGCCCCATCGGGTCAACATATCGAGGTCAAGCAAGGTATTGCCGGCCCCAATCTGGTAAGCGCAACGATCCCGAGGAGCCAGGTTGCGCTTCCGATATCCGGCAGCATTGGCGGGGTAATCGCCGGGACCGCGAACGCTTCTACGCTGTTCAGGCTCAAGATACCGCGCCTGACCGTCGTCATCTGAAAATATCTGGCCGGCGACCTTCGTAGATTGTCGGCCAGACGTTATCGAAAATTGAGGTATCTTTTGGCTGCGGAACGCGCTTTCTCAAGCATCGCTTGCAGTGAGAAGGTCGGGTATCTAGCTTCGTACGCCTCGGGCGTATAGAGCCATATCCCGGCGTCCCAAGCGCTGCCTTTGTCCAATTTCAGCCAACCTTCATGAAGGGCGTGTGAAATTGCAGCTTCAGAATAGGTCTCATCCATATCGTCAACGTACAGGGAGCCTCCATTAAGGCGCACCCCCTGCAAGAGGTTCGATGCTTGCCGAGACACGTCCATTTTCTAGCTCCACTTAGCTAGTTGCGGCCATTTGAGGCGCGGCAGCGCCCATTTCACCTTGCCTATACGGCGAACGAAGGAAAGGTTCTTCAAGGAGCCTATAGGTTGCTTCGCTGATGACGATCATTAAGGCTGTGCTGGTGATCAGTAGGCCCAACCAATAGGAGTTGTCCAGTTCACGTCCGCTGAACGAGAGCGCGTATATCCAGATCACACGGTTCATAAGCATCAGTGGGATATGGCAGAGATATAAGCTGTATGACCGGCTACCGAGCCAATAGATCACTGGTTCAGGAAGGACGTTCGAAACGAATCCCCGTTCGTACGTGGCTGCGAGCACCAGGGCGCCGGATAGCAAACCCACTACGGAATACGCAAATGACGGGTAGGCCCGCAACGGTAGCAACGCAACAGCGATGAGGGATAATAGCGCCAGAGTGAAAACGAGGCTGAATGTCTTCGACGGGTTTGCCGGAAGGAGGGTGCTGTACACCTTCGCTTGCGTAAGTTGATAAAGAATGACGCCCAAAAGGAGACCCTGGAACCGGAACGTCCAAAGTACGGGGCCAAAAGGGTTCCAGACCGTAATGAGCAGAAACAAGGCGGAAAGAGACGCCGCGCGAAGGAAGGCTCCTTTCACAAAATACAGAAAAATTGGAAAGGCGAGATAGAACTGCATTTCCAATGAAAGGGACCAGAAGTACCCAAAAACGGTTGGCGTTACGGCTTCGCTGAAGTTGGAGACGTACAGGGTGGCCGCGACGAGCTTTTCAAAAGCAAGTTGGACGGGAATGCCAATTCCGTAGATTTGCATGACCGAGTTCCCGACGAAAACGGCAAACGCCCAAAAGAGGGCGGCAGGACAAAGCCGGCGAATGCGTCGGAAATAAAAATCGAACGCTGATTTGATAGGTGAACCGTCGCCCGCGGCGACTGATGCGTCGAATTTTGGAATGAAAGTCGCGCTGATCACAAAGCCAGAGATCACGAAGAACAGATCGACGCCGCTCGACCCATCGAACCAATGATGGACGATTGCGTCCCACAGGTTCTCGCCCTGGAATATAAAAGTAGCGTGGTATGCAACCACCAACACTACGGCAAAGGCCCTCAGTGCATCTATTTCTGAGTTCCGCCGTCCATTGAAACTATTGGCCAATTGGTCCCCCGTCGAAGATCAACCTGTAGAGCAGGTTGCCTTGCGGCGGATAGCACAACTGACCGACAAGCCAAAGTGCTCTTAAGCACCTGTGAATTGTTCCACACCAGTTGTTGCATGAAATCAATGCGCCTGACTGAGTGACTTCCGGCCGGCGCACCCCAAGACTGTGCACCGGCGTACGGCTGGCTGCTCGGCGCTGCGCAACCCAAGCGCCTCATTGCGGGCAGATCGCGGTTCGCGCGGGGTGAAAAGTGGTGAATGTATATTCACGATTGCAGAATGTGACAGTTTTATTGCAGTAATGTGACCGGCGCTAATCGCCTGTTGCTGTGCAGTGTCTGAGCCGGCCAGTGCAAAGGAAGGAACCGATGACATCCAGGCTGGTTGAGTACCTCCGATTAGTAAAGTCATTGCCTGGGAGATTTTCCCGTTTCGAGGAACGCTCCGATGACCTAGCGCAGCAACTGCAACTGCTTGGGTCGCAAGTTCAGGATTTGCTGTCGCAGGTTCATTCAATGCAGCAGCCAGTTCATGGGATTTTGTCAGAAGTCCATGACGTACGCGCGGCTATCAATGGGCTTCCTTCCGTGCTTGAGGTTACGAAGGTTCGTCAGGCTGTGCACCTCGTCGCAAGAACGGTGGCGAGATCCGATAAAATCAGCGTGCTCTTCTTAATTCACAATATCAGTGGCTGGGAAAGCTTGGACCCAGTGTATCGCGCGATGGCGAAGGACGACAGATTCAACCCAGTGGTCGCGTCCATCAATAGCTGTCTCGGTGGTGGGCAGGAATATTCTGGAGAAGACCGCGTCCATCTATGGCTAAGCGGCGTGGACATACCCCACATTCGACTCGGGATGAAAGACTCTGACGAGATATTGACCATTGTTCGGGCAATATCCCCGGAAGTCATTTTCAGGCAGTCGCATTGGGACCACGATCTACCGCCGGCGTTCTCAAGCTCAGAGCTTTCGTTTTCGAAGCTCGCCTACGTCTCCTATGAGATGATGACGCTTGTCCAGAACCAGTTACTGGAGCCTGGCCGTGACCTCGTTATGGATGATGGGTTTCACCGGAGCGCTTGGCGTGTGTTCTGCGCGAACAACCACGAAAAGCGGATGTATGAGCGCAATTCAGCGCGGGGCGGCACAAATGTTTGTGTAACAGGGCACCCGAAGACGGAGTCTTTGCTTGCGGAGAAATTGGACCGCAATCAGCAAGCTAACAGGAAGACCGTCATATGGTCTCCGCATCACTCTATTGGAACGGGATGGTTCGACTTCGGCATGTTTGATCTCGTTGCCGAGGATATGCTGCAATGGCTGTCGGACTGCCCAGATGTCGATATCGTCTTCTCGCCACACCCCTCGCTCAAGCGCGCCAGTGATGAGAGATTCAGGCCGGGCTATTTCGATGACTTTCTTCGGCGGTGGTCGTCGATGCCTAACGGGAAAGTTCGCGAAGGTGGCGCCTATGGTCGGTTGTTCGATGAATCTGATGCGTTGATAACTGATGGCATTAGCTGGCTTCTGGAATATCAGCTATTCGATAAGCCAACGATTTTCTTGGAGCGGCCCGACCATCTCCCGTTCAACGAGATTGGCGAAGTCGCATGCAGGTCTTTGATCAGGGCGCCGTCAGTAGCGGACGCGCGCGCCTACCTGGATCAGTACTTCAAAACAGGCATAGACACGATGCGGGAAGAACGGGCGCAAGTGCTCGAAACCCTCATTCCTCACAAAGACCCAACGATACGGATCATTCAGTCAATTGTGGCGGACCTGCGCCCGCAATCGGTCGATCGGCAACTGCATCTCGCATAG